CATACAAGATGAACGGGATTTATTATCGTGTCCTGGCGATACGATTCTGGAGACCCTAAAACACAAAGGTATAAGCGTTGAAGATTTCGCCGCTGCACTTCGCTGGAAAGTTGATTACGCCGAGCGCCTGATAGAAGGTAAAGAGCCGTTAGGAGCTACCGAAGCGGGTGAGCTGGAGCGTTACTTTGGTATTGATAAACAGTTCTGGCTGAATTACGAAGCGGATTACCGGAGCAAATTGGCGGCGATAGAACAGGCTGAGTTGGAACAGAGATTTATTCAAGCGCCATTCACTGACGAGCAGGTTACTGCGCTTCAAAATTATCAGGATGCTGGGTATCTGCACCCGTTCACCTGCATGGGTCATGAAGGATGTAAAAGACCTGAGCAGTATAATGGTGGTAAATTAATCCCAACCTCCGAAGGATGGGTATGCGCTTGCGGTAGTTACACTCAGAACTGGGCGCACAGCTTTATGGCACAACCATTGCCAGAGAATCCGCTTACAGAGTTAATGAAAAAACTTAAATAAACTTTTTACAGAACGGTGAGCAGTCTAAAGAGCTGTCCGCCCCGCCGACTGTCAAAACACCATGCCTTAGTCTTATGTGTAGGTGACTCACTGTTCTGTGATTTTAAAACTAACAACATGCAAAAAGCAAAAATTGAAATCGAAATTATCAGAACAGACAGCGGCAAGATGCGTATTAAATTTAGTGACGGTGGGAATTATCTTGTACCGGACACAATGGAAAATATAGGTCTTAACGCAGCGCTCGAAGTTGAACTGGAACACATAACAGGTCTTGAACTGGAGCAGGCTGCTAAAAACTTGGCAGCAGAAAGAACGCCTGAACGTAAAGCGCTTAATGAAGAGTTGTCCAAAAAATATAAAAAAGAAAAATAATGATGCAATTCAAAACACTTAAACATAAAACGCTGCCGGACACGTTCGGTATAATTACAAAGAGTTTGGATTATACCGTATCAACAGAAATATATCACGGCACAATGCCTGCTTTAATGGGTCGGCTTGCAACGATGGCTGATATACGAAATTTATACACTGGCTACACAAAAATACTGGAACAGCTCGATGATTACGAGCTGGTAACTGTTGAGTTAAAAATTATTGAATCATGAATAACGATAAAGACAAATGGGAAGAGCGTGCAAAGCATTGGGATAATAAACTTCCAGCGCTCGCTGCTGCACTACGAAGCGATAACGTGCAAGCGATTTGTGCAGACATAGAAAAGTACGGCTGGATTCGATGCGTTACAGACAATCCCGCAAATCACGATGCCGTACAGGTGACAGATGGTAAAAACACATGGATTGGGTTTTACCATCCGGTTGGTAAAAAATGGACTGTTATAATGGATGCGCCATTTGATGCAAAAGATGTTATCGCATGGACATACATGCTTTCTGTTCCGGACGATTTAAACGATTAACCATGATGCAAGCCAGAGAAGCAAAATATTTCAGAGAGATAGAGAAGGTCGAAGAGATGCGGCGTAAGTTTTCAAGCGTGACTGGTCAGCAATATATTTTACGAGGCAAAAAACCTGTGCGGTGCGATAATATTTTTAAGTGGAGTCGGTTTATGGATAAGAAAAACCGGCACGTTGCAAATACATACATCGGGTCGGTACGAATCTCAACAGTGTTCCTTGCTTTAAATCATAATTTTTCCGACAAAGCCAGTCCGTTACTTTTTGAAACAATGGTGTTCGGCGGAGAGCTTGATTTATGCCTGGAGAGATACCGCACATGGGATGGCGCTGCGGCTGGACATAAGCGTTGGGTTGCGAAGGTGAAGGGGTTATAAAAAAATCAGACCTTGTGGGTCTGACTTGTTTTTTTTAAAATACTCTTCGGCTGAAATTTTATCACGCACGAACAGCGAAATCGGGTTGCCTCTTCCGGCAATCTTTTTTTTGGAGCGGGTGTATTTTCTTTGACCCTTGCCTCCGGCTTTTTTTGTAGCCATGCTCTTTGTGTACGGTTTTTGTTACCCGTTACCTCGTGAGCTGGCTGCGTGCTTTTTTCATGTGAAACATTTTTAAAGATTAAAGGTATAAATAATACCTAACAAATTTTATCGAATCTTATCATATTTTACTTAGCTTTGTGCTGCAAAGTACGTGAAACCTCCTTTGCAACCTCATTAACCCTGGGTCTTTACTCAGGGTTTTTTAATTCCCACAGATTGCATAAAAAAATATTCGTTTTTCTCAAAACCAGTTCCTTACCTTTATGACGCATTATGTCACAACAGAGTGACTTACCAGGTGGGAAGCGACCTAACGAGTCAAGCTCCACCCAGACATCGGATAGTAAGAGCAGACAGCCCGTAAGCTGGTCACACACATAGCTCCGAGGTTTCTCCGGTAAATGCGAAAAGGTCTTTTATTAAAGTTGTCGGCTCTGTATAAACACCGTCAGACTGGGCAGATGTCCAGCGGTTCAAGAGATAGCGAAATTACAGAGACGTATGTTACCACACCAAACAGGTTGATGTACTGAGGCTACACTTCCTGGGTACTGCGAGGCTAAACACGGGGCAACAGATAAAGAAATTCCGAACAGATTTTAAAAAAATCGAACCAGAGCGCCCTTATTTTCCGGCGTGAAGGGGAATGTTATTTTTTGTTTCCAGGCACTTTAAATGTCATCTTAAATATAGGTTCTCAATCGTTAAGGGCAGCGTGGGTAATTTAAACTCTGCTTTCGTTTAAATGAAGCGCTGCCTTTTTTTTACTCAGCGCAGTAGAGCAGCGGTAGCTCGTCTGGCTCATAACCAGAAGGTCGGCAGTTCGAGTCTGCCCTGCGTAACTCTTATGTTGTCCATAAGATAAAAGGGCTTTAGATTCACTCCGGTTTCTTTTTAGTTACCGGACTTTTTTTTATAGCAAAACTCGGAATCACTTTGCACATCAAAGTACTTTTAAAAAAAACAGTGAGCATTGCCAGGATAGAGCATGAATGGTGAACGGGCAGGCACGGTCAGAGAGACCAGGAAATGTGCCTGCTAAAATTATAAAAAATTTTTTGGGTGAGTGAGGGTTCGGGGTAATACATAATAATGGCGGGGCTGCAACTGCTGGGGGAAAGTGAAAATGGTTGACTGGGTGGGTCACGATTCGTCCGATTCGATTCGTGCAAGGATTATAACGGTCTGGCGCACTTGGTTGAGTCTCTATTGGACTCAAACTAATCCACTGAAAGCCGCTACCAGTGCGGGTTCTGCATATCTGAGGCACAAAACGAGCCACAAACCGCAGCGGTCTAACGTGCAAGGTAAAAGGCTATGATGCAGTACTGGCGCAGGTTTGCTCGGATACGCTAACGTCCATGATTAGTTGCCTTTACCCCTACCCACCCCTATCACATACAGTAAACTGATACACAATTGGAGCTACGCAACCTGACCAGATACATCACATTCAAACGAGCCTTATTTAAACACAATAAGAGCGCAATGTACAGGCTATCGGCAAGGCAGGTTACCATCCTATTCACCGCCGATGTAATGTGCCGTAAATCGCCTTATTTTAGCCCATCTGGATTGCTGCGTAAAATGCTGCTCTTTAATACCAGATACTTTATGGCTGACCTCGATATTGAATTGAAATACCTTACCCAATGTGGCTACCTGATACGAGTCAAATCAAAGAGCCGATTCCACGTTAACAAGTATGCCATCACGTTAGATGGAAAGAATGAACTAACGGAAATTGAGAAACGCTTAAGGCAGGAACGAGTAGATAAATAACCATCCAGACCTCCCAGAACAGCCCAGCGTAAAATATCCTGACCAATGCCTGATTCAAAACCGTACAGCCGATTCTCAGGCGGTTCAGTGCCTGATTCACCCGCTCAGGAGCGACCAGACAGCCCTAATTTACCCAGTTTTAATTTTTGATGGGATTGCACAGGCATAAAAAAACCGCCCAGATTTGAGCGGCTTAAATGATGCAGGATGTAATCGTTATTAATAAGGCTTCGCAGGCTTCACGAACCAGTCAGGAAAGGCTTTTTCTAACCGTGCCTGATTATCTAAATCTGCTAACCTGTATGCCTGCAATATAGCAGTCTGGAAAGAACCATATCCAGTGTATCCATGCTCGTTATCGTTCCACCTTTGAAACAATGTTCTTGTGATTAACTGAACCGGATAATAGTGCGAGTTAGCGTATGCGATAGTCTGAGGATTATTCGGCAATAAATCAACAGTGCCTGTTATTGGACTATAACATAAATCACCTGCCTTGAAATTACGCTTATACCTGACCAGTATATTGTAATGCTGACCTTTGTACCCGATGACTTTTTGAGATGTTTGTACGTTACACATTTTAGTAACTGGTTTGCGCAGAGCCAGTATGCTTTACTGTTAGTTTATGATAATATAAGTTCCTCTTCAAATAATACTGCACCGAAATGCAACAGGTAATCAGTTTTAAAAGTATGGCAACCGATTTTGATTTCACCGTTCACAGCGTTCACTGTGTAACCGTCCAGAACCTTGTCACCTACCTTTAACGTGCCTGCCTTAATTGATTCATAGATACCCTTGCCAGTGCGCAGTGGTATCTCAACAGCCTGAGATGTTTCAATGCGCTCAGTGCGACCATTGAAACGCAGGTAATCCTGCCCGTTATGATGATACAATCTGGTATTTTCACCTGCCAACCATTTAGCCAGCTCGTTGGCATGTTTGCGCTTTAATTCACGCTCCTTTGCCAGTTCCTGTTTACGTAACAGTTTAACCTTTGCATCCAGATATTGCCCGTACTGCTGCACGTTACCAATGTTTAAAATAGACTCCAGTAACTGAGGCACTTTAATTTCAAAGAACTCAGCATAGGTACTAACTGCACTGGCTATGCGAGATATTGCACCCAGATAGATTTCTGGTTTGCGTGCTTTAGCTAATTTGTATGCCTGTTCTTCTGCACAGTTCAGCCAGTAATTAAAGTTTGATTCATGGCTGCAATCCGGACGGTAGCAATATATCTGGTTCAGATGCCTGCTTGCCTGCCTGACCGCTGATACATGACCGGCTGTTGTATTGCTGTATGTGCGCTCAGTTATTAAAACTGCGCTTACCCCTTTGGCGTTAGTTACATGAGATGCAATTGGAAAGTGCGAGCCGTAACTGTAAATTGTCCTGCCATCGTAATAGAACGTCCGGCGTTGATTGGTTGCACTGTGCTGAGTCTGGTTAGCCCAGAAGTGAACCACTGTTGAATCTGATACTACTTTTTTCATAATTTGATTTAGCTGCAATTTTTTACGGGTAGAGCATCCCGTTAGTGTGTATTAATATTGGTTTGAAATTTCGTCCAGTTGAGCCAGAAACGCTGCATTGTAGGCATCCTGTTCGTGCCGTGCCTGTTCAGCCTTACAATGCTCGTTCCATTTGTCCGCAGCCTGAGCCATGTTTTTAAACTCAGCTCCCAGTTCCTTAATCGTATCAACCGTATCCTGCCTAACTGTAAATTGATTTTTACGCTTGCAATATGCCTGACCATAAAGCTCCAGAAGCATTGGTAATAAGCCTGACCACGTTGGAGTAACGTCAATGGTTTCAACCACCTGACCGTTGTAAATTGTTGTTCCTTTTTTCATTTTAATTAATGCCCGTTTATTTGCGAGTAGGCTACTCGGTTAGTTATAAATTATTGGTTAGCTAATTTGTTGAATAATGCGACCTTGTAGTCCTGCTCCAGTTTTACTAACTGTTTGGCGTAACGCTTAAGGTCTCTTTTTTCACTGGCAATATCCTGTGTATAATCACGTATCACCAGTGCGCTGTCCTCTTTGGCATCATTAATTTCGTACCTGACATTTTCGATTCGGTTTGCAATAGCAATTTTTGACAGGTTCAATTTTTTAATGCGAAGTATCTCAGCATTGTAGTTATTGATTTTTTCCAGTAAGTCTGATTTTGCTGTTTGAATCTCATTGGTTAAGTCCTCGATTCTGGACTCGGTAAAAAGTACGTTCTCTTCTACCTGTTTTTTTTCTGCGAGTAATGCCTGTAAATTTTTCATCTTGTTTAATGCTGCTGTTTACGTGTGCGCTTCACGGTTAGTGATTTTCAATGATGAATAAGAGCGAATGACAGCATGAATATACGTAGCACTATTGAGAGTGCCAAATAATATTTTAAGTAAGGTATATTTTATACCTTTAAAAGCGGAACGTATTAAGGGGTATAAACTCGATTTTTTTATGTAGTCTCAGGTAGTTCAAAACGAGTCCGGTCTTGATGTGTATGGCTTTACTGTGTTTATCTTTAAAGCCGTTATTGGTATCAGTTATCGCTGCCTTGAAAATAGCCAGTTTATGCTGATACTCTTCTATGGTTTCAATATTGAGATATTCGCACACTTCCCGTGCCTTAAAACCTTTCATAAAACTGATTCCGATAAATACAATACTGGCTATACCTTTACTACCCTTACCCTTGTACAAAACTGCATCCGTCTGGAGGTCTTTACAGTTGTGCTGCTCCCAGACAAACTGAGGCTTTACTGCTTCGTGTAATTGGGTTAAGGTCATGCCAGTTGTAATTTTTTCGTGTGTGCGACAAAGTGAGTTAGAATAGAAGTAGTTCTGGCAACAAAAAATATGTTTTCCCAGTCATAGGTAAAAAGCGTTCCAGAGGGGGTTTTAATAGCCTTAACAAAGTTTCTGTGGCACAGGTCTGGATGATAACTTAACAGGTAGGCACGAAGTATATCCAGTGGGAATTTCGCCCTCCCAATGAGAACAAAATTAAGCCTGTAATTAATCTTAAATTTCATAATATATGAGAATAGGTTTCTTAAAGGTATAAATTATACCAATCCAGATGGGAAAAAACTTTTTTGGCACTCTCAACAATGCTTCGTAACTTACGCCCGAACAACAGGTCTTTGAAATGTAAAATTCACTAACAGTCAAGCACAGACTATAAAATTGCAGCATCATCATGTTAACAGTTAAGCAACTTGAAAAAGTAAACTCGATTGAACAACTTGAAAAGTTAGGAATCGGAAATGTAGCCGTTGAAATCGGCTCACGGGGAGGCGGACTCGGTTTTTATCAATCCGATGTAGCCAAAGCGTTGAATGTACCTGCCCAGTATTTGCCAAACAAATATGGTGCAGGTTGCAACTATCTGGGTGGTGGAGTCAGGGGTGCGATTTTCGCATCCGGTTATTCCAAACATATCACAGGTAAAAAAGCAAACTTACTGGATGCCTTAGCCGCTGCTTGTATCAGGGCATACAAGAACGCTGAGGACGGCGCAGGAATGAATGATGAAGAAGAAGAGGGTGAAACAAATTGGGATGCCAAAGCTACCAATGCAGTTAGGAAAAGCGGAATCACTTCTGCATACTAACAGCCCGCAGGTTACGGACGTTTTAAGACAGGCAATCGAATTGCACCGTAACCACTAAACAGTCGCTCACTGGAAATGAGCATCACAGTTATGAAACAGTTAATCCTAATCGTTAGTCTGTTCGCTTTTACACTGACCGCTCAGGCGCAACAGTGCAAGGGAATTAAAAAGGATGGTACACAGTGCCAGATTAAAGGCAATCTGGTGGGCAAGGATGAGTATTGCAACCATCACAGCCCAACCGCAAACAAATGTACCCAGATTAAAAAAGATGGTACACGTTGCAAGATGACAGTAAAGGACGGCGTTCTTTTTTGCCGCTTCCACGCTAAAGCATAAACGCTTATCGGTTGAACTGTTTTAAGACAGTTACAACAGGTTCGCTACCTGCAACCGAGCTAATCAAACTGAGCTTAACAGTAAGTAAGCATTACCGAAAATGAGCAATAACAATGTAACAGTAAACAACGAGCAGGCACTTTACGTAATACCGTGCGGTAAAGGTTATACCTGTTTAGGATTTGATGTTTGTATTGACTGGACAACAAGGTTAGCAAAGGAGATGAAAGTCAGGATGAAACCTGTTGCCAGAGGCACAATTGAAGCATACGATGAGTACCAACGGATGATTCAAATAGCCTTAATGAAATACAGGCGCACTGGATGGAAGAGCCAGAGCCAATTGATTCCTGAGTTTATCGGCAAGGAAGGGCAACGGGTTGAAGTAGTAACATCTTACGGTGAGACTGAAAGATACTACATCGGCAAATCAACAGGCTTTATCCCGTGCCATCTGGAGATTAAGCGCAACGATTCAACAGGAGGCAGAGCAGTTACAGGCTACCCATTCAAAAGCATTAAATTTTTAGGTACACATAAATAACCAAACCGGATGCCTACCGGATAACAAGCAGGCATAAACGAAAATGGAAAATACTAAAACATCAACACCCGAAAAGTTCAGAGCAGATGTAGCTGCGGTGAATGAAGATGTATGGTCAACCAACTCGATGGAGTATGATACTCCAGAGGAAGCTAAAGAATGGCTGAGAGGATTAGCAGGTCGCTGGTTCGGATATAACCTGAGCAGAGTTGTACCAACCAGTACTCCGCTGAGAGAAAAGGTTGATATTGAAAATGACGATATATTCCAGAATTTTAGAAGCTAACACACTGGTTGCACAGCTCTCAGGCAGACAATCGAATTGTAGTGCAACCGCTAACGAGTCCAGTAGCTCACTGGAAATCAAACGAGCATCATCTTACTATGGGTAAGAAAAAAACATCTCAGGATAAGCCTGAGAATCCGTTTAAAGCGGTTGGTATGGTTGCTGCGTTCGGCAACATTTTCTGCCAGACCTTGAAGGAGAAGAACGACTGGAAGCTCCGCATGATAAAAGCGGGTATGGGTAATGGTTTGATTCTCCCAGATGACTGGGATACCTTAAGCGAAGAGGTTAAGGCAAAGCGGCTCGATGCAGTGATTGCAGAGACCCGCAAATAGGATTAAGAAACGAATCGGTTTTTGCAGATTTTAAAAAAGTGGTTTTTGAAATTTTATCCACAAAATTTTAAATATGTTATCCACATCAATTTTTTACAAAACGTCTAAAAACCGCTCCCAGACAGGGTTTTATGAGATTCTGCAAAAACCGATTTCGTATCTTTGTATTCTAAACGTGCCGCTCACACGAATAAAACGAGCATCAAAATTATGGATACGAAAGAGAAAGCAGCAGCAACAAACAAGTGGGCAGCAGAACGCTTCGGGATTCCTGAGAACGAAGTTGACTGGTACAATCACGGCATCTGTTATGACCGCATTATTGTAACCACTAAAACGGCAGCGGATGCAGTAACAGAAGCGGTTAGTGGTTACACTGTTAATGGTGGAATGTTTCATGGGATGGGCTTAGGAGGACAGACTCAGCGCAAGGCTGATGACGGTTCGATTCATTACGATGTAATGTGTTAACCCACTGGCTGCACAGTTTTAAGACACGCTATCGAATAGCAGTGCAGCCACTAACCAGTCCAGTCGCTTACTGGATACCAAATGAGCCTTACAATTATGGTACAAGTAAACCAGATTACTTACAATGGATTGCAACAGGTTGTAACACCTGTTACAGTCGAGTCGTTTGATGCCATCCTGAGCCAAATGGAAGCCCGTTTTAACACGGATAATTCTGTGGCGATGATAGAGCATCGGATTTTTGAAAACGGCATCCAGAGCATCCAGTTGAAGGATGCCAGATTTACTGTTATTGAATCATACAAAACCATTTAATCAAACCAGTGCCTACTGGGTAACAATTAGGCATAAACGATTATGAAATTCAAAGCAATCGCATCAGTGAAAACATACTGCCATGCAATTATCTCAGCTCCAGACCAAGAGACTGCTGAGGCTATTGCAAACCAGATGGATGGCGGTGATTTTATTACCAGTGACGAATTGGGTGACTGGAATATTGAATTGGTAGAGCCAATTGGAAAGGTTGTTAAAACAAAAGCCAAGCCTGTATTGAAGCCTTACACCGTTGTTTGGCGTGAAGCGTTCCGGGATGGCGGTTGTTTTATTAAGGTTGAGGCTGTGAACGCATACGAGGCTCAGAAAATCGCTAAGAAAAAGTTTCTGAAAGAAAATGACCTCACCGCTAAGGATGAGGTTTATTTAGAGTACACGTTTGCAGGTTGGGTAACTATTCTTAATGACACAAGTTCATTTGAGACTCCTGCAAAGGAGCTGAAAAAACTCTAAGCGTAATGGTTGCAGGAGCGGTTCGATTCCGCTCCACGCTACTAACTAAAGCAGTGCCTACTGCATATCAATTAGGCATAACCGAAAATGAAAAAGAAAAAAGAAGTATTGCAGCATGTAGAGCCATTGGCTTACATCCTGTGTTATACGCTGCGCTTTAATCACAATGGTAAGCAGGTTGATACTGACCACTGGCTCGTTTTCTGTGAGCATGATGAATGGCAGCGCACGCCAGAGCAGCAGGCTCAGAACAGGCTGAACGAGCTGACCGCTGAATACGAATCGAACGAAGCCTGCGAGCTGTACACATGGAACATCGCAGCCATCACCCAGACCAATGAGCATTACACCACTGGCACTGCTACCAAGTATCTGGATATTGTGCCGGAGGCTGTGCCTGACCAGTGGGATAATGTTGAAGTGGAAGCTGTAACTGATTTGGGTGACCAAATTGAAAGGTGCAAGGAAAAGGATGCAGATTTCTGGAGCGTGTATCTGCATAGGGTAAACGCAGGCGTTCAGTGTATCGCTGACCTACCCACAAAGGAGCTTGCCAAGAATCTGGCAGAGACTATCCGTAAGGCTGTGAAGAATTATAAGGGTAACGGATTATTTTAAGCGTAATGGTTGCAGGGATGGTTCGACTCCATCCCACGCTTCTTAACAGAAGCCTGACTGTAAACAGGCATTAAAGACCATGCGAAAATATATCACCTTTAAAGAGTTCTATGCGCTTGATGTACAGAACCCTGACCAGAAGCAGGAAGCCATCACTGGCTCAAATGCGCTTATAGATACCGTTAGTGCGTTTCATCCCTGTACTGCAATGTTCAACATTGAAACCAATGACAATGCAGAGAAGCCACTTTACGTACACTATGCTATCTATCTCACCCATCCAGAGCTTACATTGCGGATAAGCTATGATAATAACCGTAAGAAGTGGAGTATCTACAACATGGATATTGCCGCTCTTAAAAACGTCACCTACTTTACGCAGGAAGAGGTTCGCAAAGGATTGACCGAACCCAGAGCGATGGGTAAGCTGTCTGCTAACAAGATTCTGGAATGGATTAATTATCTGGAAGAAGAGTACCGTCAGTTGGTATTGCTGAACAGTGCCAATAAAGATGCAATACAGGCGTTTCTGGACAGTATAAAAGATTTGCCTGTACGTTGGTTCGATAACAACAGACAAGGCTCTATTGTCCGCAATGGAATCGAGCTTGCGTTCCGCATCCATGAAACGTATGTCTCTCAAAAGATTTCGATTCATTACACCACCAGTAACACCGTTTCAGATTTTGTTCGCCTGAGTGATAACAAGTGGACTGCTCCGAAAATTGTTGCAGGTAAGTAGCCTGCACTGACCGAGCTGCTTCGAGGCAGCTACACAGGTTCGTTACCTGCGGTCAGACTAACCAATGCTGTGCTGACAGCATAACAATTCAGCATAAACGATTATGGATACAATAAACACAGATGCGCAAAAGGCTGCACTGGTATCATGGAAGGAAACCCATTTTGAGGTTGTTCAGTTTATTACCGGACACAGGATTAAGACCGGATACAGGATTAAGACCGATGGCAAAAGCAGGAGTGTAATTAACGACACCCATGCAACCAGTGGTACTGGTGGTTTGTATGAACTGGCTGAGGACTGGACTAACGAGTTCGAGCAGTTGCACGCAGGTAGGCAATGGGATGGCGAATTTTTTGATGAGATTGAAGAATTTTGTAACCTTAAAAATCAATCACTATGAAAGCAATTTTGATTAACAGTATAGAGCGCACTGTTACCGAGCTTACGCTCGATGGCAGAGCGAACATGCTGCAACAGTGGTACAAGGCTATGAATGTAGAGCTTGTACAAGTCGGTCATTACATTAATGAACATGACAGCGTTTTAGTTGACGAGGAAGGTCTGCTAAAACAACCTGAGCATTTTTTCGAGTACGATGGCGCACACCAACCATTCGCAGGCAACGGTCTGGTGGTAGGCGTTGATGAAGAGGGTGAAACTGTGGGCTGTGATATTTCGCTCGAAGAGGTAACGGCTAAGGTTACATTCAAACATCTTTCACAAATAATCCATGAGCTATGACAGCAGTAAATTTAAGGCAGTTCGTTGCCGATTATCTGGCAACGGCTGCATGGGTAATGGCAGATAGCCCAGATGAGTGTACCGAGTTCACTCCCATCGCAAGGCAGCAGGCAGAGAACGACTGTGTGAGCTTCATAGAGCGTGTTATAGAGGCGTTCGGTAAAGAGACAGGCGAAAGGCTTCTAACAACCCCAGGTTCAGATTTGGGCTACCTGGCTGCTCACGATTTCTGGCTGACCCGTAATCATCATGGTGCAGGGTTCTGGGATAAGGGTGACAGGTACGGCGAGGCTGAGAGTCTGGAGCTGACCGAGATAGCCCAGAAGTTCAAGGAGGTTAACTGCATCCATCTCAGGGGCAAGAAGAGCAAACTTATTTTCGACTAACCAATGCGGTTACCCGCCGCAAACCAAACGGGTATAATACAATGGCTAAAACAAAAAAGAAATACGAGGCGCATCTCAACGAGCTTTATGCAGATGCGTTTTCGCAGAGTGAAGCGGTAGATAAGTTCTGTTACTTTAGGGATGGCAAAATCAGTAACCGTACTTTAATATCAGCGTATCACAATCGCACTTTAGGAACGCTGCTCAGGCGTTATGACAGCATCGCTTTTGAAGTTGGATATAACGACTGGAGCAGAAGTAATTAACCAATTAAAATCAAGCCACATGGCAGACAGCATCGAAATCAATAAAGCGTACCTGCAAAGTTTGCGTACAGCATACAACAATGCAGAGCGTAATGGTTTGAAATCATTCATGTTCAGAAAGTCTGAGTTCGTTACCGCTTACGCTAAGTACTTACTGGAATTTTATGAGCCGAAATTCGGCATCACCAATAAAAAATAATCACATGGCAAAATCAACAATTAAGATTTTAACACCGCAGCAATACATGGAGCTGCGTGGCACTAAGAACCTGTCAACCATCCATCGGGCTATCCGCAAGGGATGGAAGCTAAAAGGCGTTACAGGGGTGCAGAAATTCGGCAGGTTCAACTTACTTACCGTTGCTGTCAACGGCAAGGGTGAGCTTGTGGATGTTCAATAATAAGCCAGTTAAGTTAAACGGTTTAAGAGTGCTTCGGCACTCTTTTTTTATGGCATAATTATGACATAAATTAATTTCCTCGTATTTATAAAAATAGCTATCTTGCGTTTTTAAACCAATGGAGATGCTAACTCCACCACAAAGAAGCATGACTGTTTATGTTATCAAGCATCGAGATAAAAAACCTGTCAAAAAATCTGGCAACCATTCGTCATTATTACGGATTATCCCAAGTAGAATTTAGTGAGCTTATTGGTTCTAATAAGCAGAAAGTTTATAACTATGAAAAGGGTATTACAACTCCGAAGTATGATGTTATAAATAAGCTCTCAGAACTTACTGGAGTTCCATCAGCTAAGTTGTTAAAAAAAGTCATCAAGCCGAATGAGATAGTTAACAAGTCTGTCAAGTCATCTACTAAATCTAAAGGCGTTACCGAGAGTCCTACCCTACTGCGCCTGTTCGCAGAGATAAAAGCTCAGAACATTGTTATCTTAAAACAACAAGCCGCAATAGCAGCTAATCCTAACAGTAAGAAGTACCTTATTGTTATTGCTAATACCAACAAAGAAGTTGAGCAGTTAACAGAGGAAATCCTAAACCAGTTTACTCACTTCTAATCTTCTGTCATGAAAGATAATTTATCAGCCAGAAAAATTATTGCTAACGGCACGACCAGTCATACAGCTCTATGTATGCGTGTGCGTAAGATTAGAATAGATAATGCACTCACTCAAGAGTCCTTTGCAATAACCCTATCCACTACAAGGGTTAATATAAACCAAATCGAAAGAGGTCTGCACGCTCCGAGCATTGAGACCATCAGGTTAATCCGCAAAAATTTTAATGTAAGTTATGACTGGCTTCTCGATGGTAAGTAGTTAAGAGAACAATGTCCGTAAAAGATGTTTAAAGCCGTGTGGCGTTCGTTTAATCTTGTTTTCCAGATACCAGTCAGCCATATCATCCAGAATGGTTTGGATGGGCTTTAAATCAGAAGCGTTACCCGACAGCGTACCTGCATACAATATACAGACCCTGTACTTATCTACCTTACCGACAGGGTAATCTGCTTTACTAAGAAAATCATCGTAATCGCTGCTCCTTTTTAGTTTAAGAACCTTACCGATGTGGTGTGGACTGGATGTACAAAGAATCAGCCCAGCTCCAGGAAAAACCGGCGTAGAATCTATAAAAACATAGTGACCTAAATTCATATACAAAGAGGGGTTAAATTACGGTATAATTACGCAATAATAATAAAGAAATCCGTATAACAAAAATAAATTAAATATTATTTTGCGAGTCACAAATTAGTACATATATTTAAGCCCTTATTCAACCTTAAAAATTTTAATCATGGAAATCCCCGTAGAAATTAAGGAGCGTTTTTCTCCGAGCGAAAAAGCATTGATAGATGCAAGAAAAAGAACCGAACCCAAAATATCCAAGTTAACAGGAAAGCCTGTTAGACCGTACAGCCGAAACAAAACATTGGAAGATTTTATCCAAGTTGATAACAAAACTCTAAGAACTATTAAGTCGCACAATAACGAGAGGAATTATTTTGCGCAGAATATCAACCCTACACTCCAGAAAACTGTCATTGATAATGCCAGAGTTATTATTGCCCAAAACCAAGCATTGCAGGCAAAGATGAAGCCAGACTATGATACGTTAGAAGGTTTGTATTTAGATGCTAAAAAAGAATTTGACAATATCAGGATTCAGTGGGAGCAGCTTGATGCTAATACGCTGGAGCAAGAGAATATTATTCGTGTTATGCAAGGTGCGCCTATTAAAGAGAGTCCGGTCAAGAAGTACCAAACAGAAACTACGGCAGATGAATCTGGCGCACCTGTAAAAAAACAAAATTTTGTACGCTGGGTTGTTGAGACTGAACAGGTATTAAAAAGGATGAATCATTTTATGAGCTTAGACGAGCTTTGGGATGAGTTCAGAAAAAACACTGACCTTGTTAATGCCGCCAACCAGTCAAAGACAGGATTTGAGCGATTGAAATTAATTACAGTGGTATCTTTAAAGACTCACGCTAACAGACCCGAAAATGAGAAGGTGCAGGATGAAAGGACAAGGAAAAGACTTGTTGAGTATAAGGACAAGTTCGGATTACCGGAATGGTTAAATGATAAAGGCTTACCTTTCCCAAGATACAAAACCGCATTTATTTAACGATTACTATTCCTAACTAAAACAACACACAATTATGGCAACCAAAAAAAAGGCAGCTAAAAAGGCTGCACTAACAAAAGCTGCGCCAGTAGCCAGCAGAGTACAACCTAAGTTATTTAACTCCCATAAAGACAAGGGTATTGACTATTTTGCGGTAGCAGATGACGTACCCATACCGCCCAGGGGCTTCTCAGACCAGAAGTTTTACAATGCAGCATTAGCTGCTTTAAGTAAGATGGGTAAGGTAAATTCATCAACCCCAATCCCTACAAACAAAATCCCTGCGTTTAAAAAGCTCGCAGCAATAAGCGAGGCTTACAAAGGTTACAAGTTCCGTACAGCAATCATATCAGCGGATAAGAAAGCATCCCGTGTCTGGCGGATAAAATAGTTCGAGTGATGAGTCTTAATAAAAAGGGGAGCAGAAATGCTTCCCTTTTTTGTTGTTCAGCCGTTACCCAATAATTATGCCATAAATTTTCTCCCGTATAAACCGCTCCGGTTTTCCACATTTTCCAGATTGTTCTTTTTTATGTCACACGAAATAATACTTTTACAGAGTCATTATAACGTATGAATCAATAGATGAAAAAGAACACTGCAAAACTAACAGCTAAGGGTATCCCTCCTACCGCCACAGAGCGCAAAGCAATCAGGGCAATGATGAGCCAGGTCAGCATCCGCAAGGCAGCAACAAAAGCCGGTGTGCCGTATGAGATGTATAATAACGTAATGTCCGGCAAGTCAAGAAACATGGTCGAGTTTAATAAAATAATTGCAGCAGCCAAGCAAATGATTGCAAAATCTGAGAGGCTGGCACTGTGAGCAACTTTACTGCATGGTTCGAGCAACCGGACGGCAGTTACTGGATGGCAGATTTCGATGACGAGTACTTTATTATTAAGGCGTGGTACAATGGCAGGCGGGTAATCTTGTCCGAACGAACCGAGCGGATACTGTACCGGCACTTTAAAAAAAGGGTTGACCTGCCCAGAGCGAGACTTATAAATAAATTAAAAAATCATGGCAGAATTTAAAAGCCGCAGGGAGTATTTAAAAGCAAAGCAAAAGCGAAAAATTATAACACATTGCTTATGGCTATTTGTCGTACTGGTATTGATAATAGTGATAGAAAAATTCATGAAAATGAATTAAGAGCATTGGACTGGTTATATATAGCACGGGCAGCTCAGGCAAGTATATTGTTTAACCGTAAAAATAATCTGGAGTACGTAAGCGAGCTGGTTGCAGATGTAAAAAATAAACAAAAAATTAAACGATATGGCAAACGATAAAACACACTGGAAGCAGTTTCACGATTATAATTATCTCGGCGCATACATGATGCCTCCGAACGGTGCGGATGTAATACTGACCATCAAAGAGGTAAAGGCAGAGCAGGTCGCAGGTGATGGCGGTAAAAAAGACAGGTGCATGGTTGTGTACTTCAAAGAGAAGGATACCAAGCCGATGATACTTAACGTCACCAACTCTAAAACAATCCAGAAGCTGCACGGCAGTCCTTTTGTTGAGGACTGGGCAGGTAAACAGATTCAGCTTTATGTCGCTCAGGTAAATGCGTTCGGTGATGTTACCGATGCGCTGCGTATCCGTGATTTTATTTCACAACAAAAGGCGATTGATGTAAGTAATGCGCTCGAAACATTAAAGGAGCAGAAGAGTTTTGCAGACCTGCAACTCGCTTACACATCCCTGTCAGATGCTGAGAAAAAACACCCAGATGTAATTGCATTGAAAGACGAGTTAAAGAAAAAGTTTAAATGAAAATTTTTAAAGTCAAACAAGGCAGTCCTGCATGGTTCAAGGTCAGGCTCGGCAAGATTACAGGAAGCAGGTTAAAGCAGTTGATGAGTACAGATAATTTATCGCTGCTTGATATAATGGTTGCTGAACAGGTTACCGGCATGAGCGAAGAGAGCGATTACGTGTCCGAAGAGATGCAGAGAGGCACAGATTTAGAGCCAATGGCACGCAGGGAGTATGAGAGGCACACAAAGAAAAAGGTTCGACTGGTGGGCTTCGCAGGCTCTGATACGTACCCTTTATTTGGGTTCAGCCCAGATGGTTTTGTCGGACACTTTGGAGCAGTGGAGTTTAAATGCCCGAACACAAAGAACCATGTTAAAACAATCCGGCAAGGAAAGATACCAAGCCAGTACAAGCATCAGGCTATGTGTTACTTTCTGGTCAACAAAAAAATTAAGTGGCTGGATTATGTGAGCTATGACCCTCGGTTCACCTTTAAGCCGCTGTACATCTTGCGGGTAACCAGAGAAGAGATGCAGGCTGACCTGGAGGAAGCAGAAGAGGCACTGTTTAAATTTTTCAAAAAGTTCGACAATATAAAGCAGGCAATAATTTTTTAAAATATAAAACCAAAAACATGGCAGACCAAAAAGTTTATCCGAAAGGGATAAAAATATTTGCACCTCGAACCGGCGCACCAACATTTGTAAAAGGCAGTATGGTAGTTAACCCGAATGATTTGGTCGCATGGTTAAAGCAGAATCAGAATTACCTGACTGATTCTGAGAAGTACGGCAAGCAGCTAACGCTTGATTTGCTCGAAGGTAAAGACGGCTTATACGTTACCGTTAATACATTCAAGCCGACTCCGAAAAGCGCAGCTCCACCAGCTCCGGTAGATGACTTACCATTTTAATTAACCAATAAAACAAAACACATGGCAACAAAGAAAAAGGCAGCTCCGAAAAAAGCTGCAACCAAAAAGAAGGATTCAAAAAAATCAGTGCTGGCTGAAAACGAAAGGGGCGCACTGGTTGTGATAGGTGATGATGAGCGGGGTGTTACTGTTGAGCTGTTTATTAACGGATACTCACGTTTTGAACTGGTCGGCATACTTAGCCAGGAAATTCATCGCTTACAGGCAGAAACGCTTAATGATGCTGTTTAAAAAGGAACTGGAAGCAGCAATGATAACAGACACGGCAAAGCTCATGCTGCTTGCAAGGGGTTACCGAGTCTGGAGGCAAAACAACCTGACGGTCAGGAGGCGCAAAGGTATCGTAACGCTGGGCGTATCGGATATAATCGGATACCACAAACGTACCGGAGTGTTTATTGCCTGCGAAGTAAAAAAAATTGGGGATGTGTTCAGTCCAAAACAAATCGAATTTTTACAGGAGGTTCATGCAGCAGGTGGCGTAGCTCTGTATGCAACCGAGGAAAAGGGAACTGTGGTATTAAAAGAGTTTTCGGAATTTATTATTAAACCTAAAAAACAAAAAAAATGAGCGCAATTCAAGAGCAGATAGCTCGTAAAACTATCGAGGAAATTCATTTGCAGTTCGATACTGCTCAGGACAGGCTTGTTGCTGAGGCGCAGGCGATTCTTAATAAGGTAACTGTTGCTGACCGTGAGATGACCGAACGGTTGGAACGTGTTGGCTTCGGTTGGTCAAAACGTGCCAAACAATACCGTGAAGCAATGGAACAGACCAACAAAGCAAAGTCGCTGATTGATATTGTTAATTACTGCAAGGTTGCGTACCCGTTATACAGGTTTATAACCGCCGAACAGGTAAAGGTTATTTGCGAGAAGTACAACCTTATAATGGGCGATTCCTACAAGTACCAGGGCGATATACCAGAAAAGAACCTGTGCGAAATCGAAGCGTTTAAACTTAAAAAGGATGATTATAAAACTGATTCGGAAATGTACGCTCATTATTTTGCACGAAGGGCTGGCAACGGATGGCATGTTAGTGTAGATGCGTTTCGCCATGAGCTTGAAGCAAAAGCAATGATGGACAGTGTTGGTATAGTTACAGCAACGACTCATGCGCCAGTGCCAACCGCAAGCAGTGCATCTCCAGCGTTCCAAATCGTTGCACCGGCATCTGATTTTAAAATGAATTACGATGACAGGATGGAGGGGCATATTTTGGTTAATGACCCGATTGTGTTGTGTCCGTTGCGTGGTGGATTTTTAATCATCAGCAAGTGGGGTCTGGAGGCATCTGACGAAACAGTTATTAACGAGCAACACAATTAACATGCGTTACAAAGACCCGAACGGCAAGATACCGCTCACAAAAAAACAGGAGCAAGTATATGCGCTCATGGCGGATAACCCTGGCTGCATTGTTCACCTGCACAAAAAAATGACCGGCACTGTCTGCTATCGCTTAAGAACAACAACCGGCAACCCGATAACGAACGTGACCTGCGGGGTTATACATCAGCTTGCTGAAAAAGAGTACATCAAAAAAAATGATGAAGGTTTTTACATAGTCGCTTAAAAAGTCGTTATGAGAAAGGTTGTAAAAAAAGATTATACACCTAAGTACTTCCCGCCGAAACCAAAGGTAATGGTAGCACCAAAGGTTTATCCCGATAAAAAAATAATTGGCGGCGTTGCTTTTTATGAGCTTACCGAACCGGAGTCGGTTAATCGAAAATATATAAACGCAAAAAAATACGAGAGTCGTTACGGCGTACCAAAACCAAAAAGAAAATACAAAAAACCTATTCAATAATTTAAAAACAAATTATCATGGACGAAAGAAATTTTAGAGAACAGGAAGTGCCATGCGCTGACCGTAGCGGTTTAGTCGCTGCTCCTGCCGAAACATTCAAAGGCTGGAATGTAAATATACAACCTATGGATTACGGTTATACAGTCAGTGTGGGCTGTAAATCATTTGCAATCGAATCGGCAGACAAGCTGCTGGACAAGCTGCGTGTTTATTTAGCCAATCCTGGCGAGGCATCAGCTAACTATATGAATAAAACTTTTACACTCGATTAAGATGGGTAACCTATTACAACGCATAATACTGGAGTATGTTGATGGCAACGATGAAGAGCTGTTAATTGCAGACGGTTATGATGATGCTGTAATCGGTATCGAGATAAACACTAACCGGCTTATATACTCAATCAGTAGGTGTGTAGAAATTTTAATCTCGCAAGGCATGACCAGAGAGGATGCGATTGAACATTTTTACTTCAACACAGCCGGTAGTTTTATGGGCGAGAAAACCCCAATCTGGTGTGATAATGATTTTTAAGAACCTTACACAATGAAGAAAATTATTTTGAAAAACCCTAAAGAGTTTGAACTATTCTGGGGTCTGTACGATAATAAGGTTGGAAGAAAAAAATGCGAACTGATTTGGAACAGGTTAACAGAAGATGAGATTAACGCAAGTATCAGGCAAGCTCCGAGGTACGCAATATCAACTCCAGATAAAAGATACCGCAAGCATCCTGCAACCTGGCTTAATGGTGAGTGCTGGAATGATGAGATTATCCTGAGCGCAAAAGACGAGCAAATGTATTTAGACGAAAAAAAATTACTTAGCAGAACCCCTGGATTTAAAAACGAATGGTAACAATATTCCCTGATATTTATTCCGACAACCCTCAGTATATAACCGTTGATGAAGCTCTGGACAGAATCAAAACCGGAGCATCGAAAAAAAAGATTGACGAGATACGGGAGGTGATTGATAAGGAACGTGCAGACACTTTAAAAAGGCAACTCCCCTGCGTATGTTTTTCCGGTACGTTTAAGGCAGACCGTAAAGATGACAGCCTGATAGCCCACTCAGGTTTTATTGTTCTGGATTTTGATAATGTGGTTAATATCCGTGATAAACAAACCGAGCTGATTAATTACAGTTTTGTTTATGCCTGCTGGGTATCTCCCAGAGGTAATGGATTAAAAGCACTGGTAAAAATTGCCAAGCCTGCAAAGCACAGGGAACACTTCGACTCGCTTCGTGAGGTATTCCCAGACGTTGATAAGAGCGGCGTGAACCCCAGCCGTGTATGTTACGAGTCATACGACCCAGATATATACATAAACGAAAATGCAATATCCTATGTAAAAATCAAAACCGTTCAGAAGGTAGAGATTAAAAAGGCACTGGATAATCAGCAGCAGATTTTCAATAATATCTTGAAATGGCTGGCGAATAAGGGAGATGCGTTCGTGACCGGCGAGCGGAACGATTTCATATTCAAACTGGCATCAGCCTGCTGCCGGTTCGGGATAGATGAGTATGACTGCTTCCATTTGTGCAATGCAGCCTTTCTGAGCTTCGATAATACATTCCAGGTCACAGAGGCTGAACGAACAATAAAGAGCGCATATAAGGCTAATTCGAGCAAAGCGAACACTGCCCACTTTGAATACGATACACTGGTTGACCGTGTGACGAGGCAGGAGGTGACCATTGATGTTACCATATTTGACCCGACAATCAGACCCCGTGACGTGGTATTCGGTCAGGACGTGAAAGCGGATGCACTGAACATCTATAAAAACGGATACCCGTATGTGCAGGAGTTTGGCATACCAGTTCTGGACGAGCATTATAAAATGAAACGAGGCGAGGTTACCCTGTTGTCTGGCATTGGCAACTATGGCAAGTCAGAATGGTATAAGTACATGCTGCTGCTTCGTGTGGTAAAATACAGTGAAAAGTTTGCTACGTTCTCGCCGGAGGATAACCCGCCAGAAGAGTATTATCATGGATTTGTAGAGGTATTGCTTGGTTGTGATTGCACTCCCAGAAACTCACGCAGACCTGGGATTGAAGTTTACAAAGCAGCGTATGATTTTGTGTCGGCTCATATCTTTTATGTGTATCCGAAAAACATAGCACCTACACCGGACTATATTAAAGAGCGGTTTCTGGAGCTGATAATAAAGGAGAAAATTGACGGCGTTGGTATTGACCCGTTCAACCAGATGACGAACGACTACAATAAGTCAGGTGGTCGCTCGGATAAATATTTGGAAACCTTGCTGGCTGATTTTGGTCGGTTCGCTCAGGTGAACAATGTATTTTTTATCATCATTGCGCACCCGCATAAAATGGTTAAACAGGCAAATGGCAACTACCCATGCCCAGATGTGTTTGACCTGGCAGATGGCGCTATGTGGAATAACAAGATGGATAACATACTCATCTTTCACCGTCCGCTCATGCAAACCACACCAGATGATACAGCCTGTGAGTTTTATACCAAAAAAATCCGGCGGCAGAAAATTGTGGGCAAGCGAGGCATGGTACTGTTTGAATATATCCGCAGCAGGCGCAGGTACTTTTTTGAGGGTAGAGATTATTTACAAATGCTGCTCAATGACCGGAAGTTGACATTTGATTACCAACAGGCAGATTTATTTTAACGATGGCATGTGATAAGATTACATACAGAACAATTACAGATGCCCATAAGGATGCCAAGCAAATCATGTCGCATCGTAAGGTGAGGGTTGAAGTATATAAATGCAAGAACTGTGGAATGTATCATTTAACGTCCGATAAGACCGGAAAACTTAAACCGGCTAAAAAACCAAAGTACCCGATTAAGTATGCGTACAAGGTCACGGATGAAAAGAAGAAGAAATGAACCCGAACGAAACAGCTCAGTACCTGATAAGTTATTTTGAGCATGAGCGTTCCGATAGCATACAGGCAGCTTTGTTTTATTGTGATGCGGTAATTGAGAAGTATAATTTAATGAAGGGGTACACCAGCCTGTTGGATGATAAATATTTCTATAAAGACAATATTGCTTTCTGGAATCTGGTAAAGTTTGAAATAAGTGCTTATGAACAATATAACAAGAAGTGGCTTTGATGAATCGCACGAAAAAGGCTTGCAGGCGGAGCGGATAGTTTTGGAAATTATCAGGCGTACATACCCAAAGGCATTTATGATAAGTGGTAATGTACCTGGCTCTGATATTTTTGTTCCAGAGACCAAAAAACTCGTTGAGGTAAAACATGATTTAAAATCTCTGGAAACCGGCAATTATTTTATCGAGTTTGAGATGTTTACAAAACGCTCAGGGTTGATGCTAACCTATGCGGATTACTGGGTCATTTTTGATGGGCAGTCGGTGGTATGGATTAAGCCGGACGAGATTAAAAATATCATCATTTGGCATGGGCTTAAAGCACGCCGATTTGATGTGGACGGAGTGACCGATTCGGCACGGGCTTTTTTGATTCCCAGAGAGATGATACAGGATGTCGGGATGGTGTATAAAATCGAGGAAATTTAAAACCAAAAATATGGGAAGAATAATAATAATTGATTCCGATTCGCCTGACGAATTAAAAAGGCAAATCACTGAAATTTTTAGCGGGTATAACAATGCTATGTCGAAGGAGATTATACCAACCAATCACGGCGAAGTTTGTGGCAAGCAGTTTGAAGAAATCATGTTAGAAAAGGGGTACAAGGTTAGTTCTATAAGGTCAAAAAAAAACAAGTGCGCCAAGTTTAATGTGAGAATGGTGAAGCGCAACGGGGAATGGTGGTATAATTTAGAGGCTGCCCTCCGTGTGCCTCGTAGAAGATAGAAATATTTTAGGGTAAAAAACGTGCCTTGAACTGTGGCGCAGAAGCCTTATAAACCGCTGAAAACACTGTCGTTACAGCAAAATAAAAAGTCAAGTTGTTTCTAAAGATGACTTAATTTATCATAAATATGTCATAGAAAATACCAGTTTTACGTATAAATCGTCTATCTTGTGCTTGGTTTTAATCATACTATTTGATAAAAACTGTGGCGCAAATTGTGGCGCATAACACATAAAACCTATTCAACATGACACTTAAATTCTTTCTTAAGAAACACAAGTCTGGTAATCTATCCCTTGTCGCTCGCTTCTATGACGGCAGTAAAAGTAAGGATAAACCAGCAGGGTTCACAACAACAGAGCCGGATTATTTTAAAAAGAATAAAAGGCTTAAAAATAATGCCGATGCCAACACCTTAATTACGGCATGGCAGAATAAGTTTAACGAGTATATTTCGCATTGCGAAGAATCCCAAAAAACACCTGTACTAAACACCGCTATTTCTTATGTATGCGGAGACCTTAAAATAACAGGTTTTACCCTTTCGGATGTAATAGACCAGTTTATAGAAATTAAACGCATAACCCACAAAACAGAGACGTTGGATAAGTACTCATGGCTTAAGGTTACTCTTAATGATTATGCTCAATATATTGAGGACAATCCAGGCTTGAAATTATCATCTACTGTACTCGATAAAATGACGAAAGGTTTTTACGAGGATTTTTCAAGCTACTGCATAAGGGAAAAAAAGAACTGTAACCTTACTGTAAAAAGAAGGTTAGGGATGCTTACTACTTTGGTAAGATTTGCAAAAGACAGAGAGATGGTAGCAGATGTAAAAAAGCAGATTATGCCAATTTTAAAAACACCAGATTCTAACCGTTTCCCATTAGAAGAGGAAGAGCTGGCGGTATTAAAGGATTACAAAACCGTACTTCCTTTGGACAGGGTTAAAATGGATGCTTTTTTATTTTCCTGTGAGACAGGTATCAGGTTTTCGGATGTTATAAAAATAAGCTCTATAAATATTAAAACCGCTTTCGGAAATTCTGTTTTAGAATGTCACATGACAAAAGGCGGTACTAAAAAATTGGCTATACCACTTAGCGATTACGCCCTTAAAATTATCAAGAAGTATAAAGTTGACGATGTTAACACGCCGTTTTTTGCGTTGCCATCGTCAGAGCTGGTAAACAGGCGCTTGAAAGAAATTTTTAAAGCATGTAAACTTAACAGGGTGTGTGAGATAAATGTAAGGAGGGGCAGGGATAGTATTATTACAACACCTTGTTTACATGAAATAGCTCACTTCCACATGGCTCGCCATACGTTCGGTACGTTGCTAATTGAGAGAGGCGTGCCGCTGGTGCAGGTAAAAGAAATGATGGGTCATTCGGATGTACAGACGACAATGAAGTACGTTCGTATTAATAAGTCAGCTACAATAGATGCTGTTCGTCAGGCGTTAAATAGCGTTAACAATATCGCCGTCTAACCACCCGATTCAAAAAATAAAGCCCTGCGAGTTGCGGGGCTTTTTTTATTAATCCTCAGCCGGTGAAATCAGCACATCATAAGCGCCTCCAATTTTAAACATACCAGCAGCATCAGGATTTATTGTACATAACAATATCCCTGTGCCTCCGCTCAGTTGGTAGTAAATCGAATTTGAATCGTATGGCACTTGCAGCTCAATCTCGGTTACAATCGGATTGGCAACATCCCAGTTCTGGCGCTCCTTTTTTGAAACGCATGTGCATTTTACTTTTGTACTCATATATGTAGTTTTAAATTACGCTCAGGCACTGTAAGAATTTTTTGGAGTAGCCAGCAATTATATCCGCCTTGTCCAGACCGTTTATAATTTTCCTGGCATTTATCCAGTCGGTTTTATCCTCATTAAAATACATCTCCAGGCACTTCCCAGTAAAATCTCCGAAAGATGACGAACCCCTGGTCATGCCCTCAAACATAATTTTAACGGCTATATCCGGCTCTAAAGCCAGCTCAGGATGATTCAATAGGTCAACACCCAGTAGCCTGCCCATCAGTTCGTAATTCTCATACCAAGTGAGCTGTACGTAACCTCTGCCATAATATATCTTGTCTGGTTTCGTATAAGGCAGTCTGGAGAGCTTTAATTTCCTTCCGTAAGGTCTGCCCTTGCCTTTACCGTACTCTTCAATCGGCAGCATCGTTGCGGCTGTTTCGTGAAATGCAGTACCCAGCATATAAGATAGCCAGTGCAAATCTTTAAAGCCTGTCGCATCCCAGTAATTCAAAATGCTGTCAATGCTTTTTACCTGAGCATCTGTCAGAGTTTTAAACAACCCTTTAACCCGAATCTGTTCGTAAAATTTTACTTTGTTTATCATAACTTAAAGAGCCTTTTTTTAATTGACAAACCGTAATTGATGGTATTGTTAATGTTGATGGCATTGATTTCAAATTGCGTTCCCTGCTTATTGCGTAAGCCAAGCGATACCCCGTAACCGTTCAGTATCTTGTTCGGGTAACCAAGCATACTTACACCGACATACACCTCACTTCTGGGTTGCAGTTTCTTAACAGACTTTTCTAATTGCTGGTAACCCTTCGTACAGGTATCCAGCAGGGTTATATATTTTTTAATGGCTGTATCTTTTGCGGACAGGAATTTGTCTTTAGTTTTACCCTGCTGCCGGAGCGAAGTGATTAACCGCTGTGCTGTGTTGTCTTTATTTGCAGACGTTTTTTTGAGCGCATCAAATTGCCTGGTCAATACCGTTACAATCGGCTTACAGGTATCAGGAACAGGTTTTGCCAGCGTTGCTGAAATATCATTTTGCTCATTCAGATATTCGGTAAGTAGATTATCGTACTCGGATTTTCTTTGCTCAATTTCCCTGTCCTTTTGTTGTATCTCCAGATTGAAACTGTCAGCGATACGTTTTGTGATGGCTGTTAAATCAACCTGTTCCTGTATAATCTCGGTAGATGGTTTTACTACCGGCACTACATCGCCGTTGCATTTTTTTGCAAGCATGATATACAGCAGCACTGCCAGTACGATTATAAGAAACACATTTATCCGATTCGAGTTTGTCATATAAAGCTGATTACAGTTAATACAATAAATAATCCTGCATAAACGGCGTACATTTTTTTACCGTTAGTACCAAACACTGAATTTGCCAACCTGTCAACAAACGAGGCTGGATGCTTTGGCATGTAAAAAGCTGGCAGACCTCTGAACAGCGACAAGAACATATTGAAAAATATCAGTCGGTTAAATAACAGCGCTGCAATCAGGAAGTAATTGTGAAAAATAAAATACGGTACAGCGACCAGGGCGATGTAGATGGCTGCATTAACAACATGGTTTATCGTTTTGCTTTTTAAAATCTTGTGGGCATCTATAAAAGCCAGAACAATATTTGCTACTGTAAAAAGTATTAAGGTAAGTGTCATGGTTGTTTGTTTTAATGATTAATTACTGACTGCCGATGTCTATACCGACCTCAGCCGCCCATTCAATTGCAAACACCAGCACCGCTGCAACAACAGCCATAATAACCGTGCGCTGCCAGTTGACTGGTCTGTGAAGTCCATTATCGTAAATGATATTGCCGATAACTACCGCTACGGCAATAAACAGTGCGACATAAATAATTGTCATAATTTTAATTTTTAGGTTTTGTAAAATGCTCCACAATCTGTTTTAATAAAATAGCAGCACTGATACACATGACCAGAGCTGACCAGACAATTAAAATATCATGGACAATTAAAAAGTACGTGCCGATTACCAGCGCTACCGGAACTATGGTTTTTAATACTTTCATTACGGTTTCTTTTCCTCTTCTTTTTTCTCCAGCGTATTGCCCTCTTCTTTTGCAGGCGAGCCTCCCCGAATCAGAGTTACAATCTGCGGTATGGTTGCAACGCCGGACATAACCAGAATAAAAATCATTATGGAGTTTACAAGCGTTTGTCTCGCAGGGTCAGTAACTGCCCGTAACATTGCAAAGACGAGACCCCAAGCAAGCACGATGCCGATAGATATAACTATCAGTCTTTTTGATGAGCCTGTTCCGTTCTCGGAAAAAAACTCTCTGATTAATTTGTACATGGTCGCTTATTTTAAGTTTTTAAACTTTGAAGCCTGGTTTTAACAGCCTCCATTACTTCAATATTTTTTTCAATTAAGTCCTCCATCCTTTTACGGTCATGCAACTGGTAGTCTGAAAAGCGTGTCTCCAAAACAAGTACCCTCGCTTTTAATTCGTTTTTTTCTACAATGATGTCGGCTTCACGGATTTTCCTTAATTTTTCCATGTACCAGATTATCCACATCATAATAAATGCGAACATGCCAAGTATGCCGTACTGTGTAAGGCTATTTTGCACTGACTGCATTGGAACTTGCAATAACTGTATCATAACTAAAATCGAATTTTTCTTTTAATTGAGAATCCTCCCCACGTTGCAGGTGGCGAGCTGCCAGCCTCTTCCCAGTACCCTATATTCGGAGCTGCACCTTCATACGGAAATCCAACATCCAGCCCAGCATCAATCAGTGTACTGCCGCTCTGTAATGTGTAATCAACGCCACCAACAAACAACGGTATCACAGAAACATTACTGCTATTTGTATAAGGGCTTGGATTCCCAGCAGTAAAACTTGGGTTGTTACTATTACCACAATTATATACATCGTTATACCTTAATAAGCAATTACTAATATTTGTATTGGTAGCATCGCCCATTATGTAAGCCCCGCTAAGACCTTGAAAAATATTGTTTATTACCCACAGGCTATCTACATCACCGTTAGTTTGGCTTGTAAAATCCAGTCCGACAGAAATAGGGTCTGTGGCATCAGCAACAATTGTATTATTGAAGATTCGTAAATAATTTACTTGCGGGTCTAAATTTATAATGCCCTCTGAAATCACCCCGATTGCAAATCTGTTACCCGTGCCTGCACCGTTATATAAATTGTAAAACAGATTGTTTCGTATAATACAGCTATCAATATAACTGTACCCGCCAGGAGTGTTGCCTCCAGGCTCATTATCTCTATCATCACCATTAAGCGCCTGCCCTCTGGTATTAAAAGAAACTCCGTATGTTACATTCCTGATTGTATTATCTTCAATGATTACATTCTCGCTGCGCCACTCCAAAATAATCGCACCCTCAACCTTTGTACCTTGTGTAGCCCGACCAATAGTATTATCATGTATCCATGCAGCGTACCCGTAACTGCCTTTATAATTATAGTTCAAATCAATTGCACCCTCAATGGTGTTGCCGTAAATTTCCAGCCCTTGAATATTGAACAGCTCGATATTAAAATCCCAGCCACCATCGCCAGGGTAATCTCCGTGATATACTTTTTTATTTAAGGTATTATTGTAAATCTTACAGCCTTTCAACCAGCCCTGATTCCAGTACTTAATACACCAACCGTTAGCTCCGTTTACTCTTTCGTTTTGTTGAATCGTGTTGTCGTAAATCAACATGCCATCTTGAAAGCCGATATTGATACACCCAGCTCCGCCACCAACATTATATCTTGCACAGTTGTAAATAAGATTGTCGTGTATTTCATTACCCGTTGCGTGAGTAAAGCCATCATCAGTGCCAGGATTGTCTGTATTTATACCATTAACAATAATGCCCCTTTCGTAAAAATTCTGGATGGTGCAGTTATTGATAATTACATTACTTCTCCCTGTTATCCAAATTGCTACCCAGCACTTATCATTACCCTCTGCGATATAACCACCTTCGAGCAATAAATTAGATATGCTTTGATTTCCATTTGTTCCATCAGCACTGCTTAAACTAAACAATGTACTCCAGTCAGCAGTAGCAGTAGCATTGATAATACTTGTTACTCCATCACCAGTAACAGATACCCCAACGGCTAAACCAAGCTCCGTAGAAACGGTATGAGTTCCCGCAACAACATAAATTATATCTCCTGCGGTTGTGGCGTTAGTCACAGCATACGCCATTGTAGCCCATGCTCCTGTTGTTATATTAGTAGTATTGTTCAAGCCACTCGCTCCATTGTTGCCATCCGTCCTTACATAATAAGTTGCTGCATGGCAGATGCAACTAAACAGAACCAGTAATATTGTTATTATCCTTTTCATGATTAATTATAAACCCCTTCGTTATATCCGCCAACTGGATGTGTTAGTGATGTTTGACCAAAATTCGCTGTCAGTGTTACTGTTTCAAATTGGATGTTTGCTGCTGGGTAAATAGTACCCGTTATACCTGTGAACATTGGGTCGCCTGATACACCGCCAACTGGCACTAAAATAGTTCCGTTCTTATAGACCTTTAAAGTACCGGCATCCATATCCAAAGCCATTGTAATTATGTCTCCAGCAGTCGTTGTGTAGGCTGGTAGTATATCAACAAACCCGCTATGATAATAACCACCATCATCTTGCACTATCCCCCAGCCCGTTGCTGCTGCTCCTACGTTTGTGTTTAAATCCCATGATGAATTTGCTACTCCTAAAAAGTCATCAAAAACACCAGACGAAGAGGTTAAAGTAATTTCCCAAGTCCATTTGCCAGACGCTTTACCAATCGTTGCCCGTACACCTCCCTGATTCGTGCCATCCATAACAAGGTCGCCGCCGGATAATGTTACGTCAGCATCTTTATCAGATGGATTCCAAGTTGCATACGTGAATGATGTCACGCCAGAATTAACGCCTCCCTTTCTTGCTTGCTTCTTTAAAAACTGACCATGCGAAACAGCAGAGCTAAAAAGGAGCAGTATAAAAATTATTCTCTTCATATTAATTCCATTGACCAACGCTAACAGCAGACGTGCTACCGATGCGGTTGAATTTTAAAATTGAACCGATTGATAAAACAGATGCGGCTGCCGTTACCATTGTTGTTGATGGTATAATTGTTCCAGCGCCGGTTACTTCAAATGTTCCCTTAACCCTTACCCGTAATCCTGTTCCAGTTCCTGCTGTTACGCATGATGCGGCGCTTGTATTGGTTGTTAAAAAGGCATTATCCAAATCAACGAGAGCCGAGAGTGATGAGTTATCAATACCGTCTAACGACCACATCCATGCAGCAACTGTAGCACTGCCAGCGCCAAGTATATCAACCGAACGGTTACCGCTTGTTCCGCTCATTGCAGTCCATGCAAGCATACCCTCAAATTCATACAGTCCGGTTTCAAGTGTTAATGCACCGCTGGCTGGGCTATCAAAAATTGTTTGGCTACTTGTGTTGCTGGTATATGTGCGGGTTGCATCAGCACGGATAAATTGCGCTACAGTTATAACGCCTCTGTTCCCTGCATCTGTAGTGCCATACATTGCATCTGCATCCACTTCAATATCGCCATCACCGGCAGTTGTTTTTAAAGTACCTGCTGCCATATTTATCGGTGATACCGAAGTTGTACCGGCATCGAATGTTATATTGGTTGCTGTACCAGTTCCAACTGCGAGGTCAGTACTGTATGCAGACGAGTAAGTTCCGGCAGCACTACTTATGTCCGTTACCTGCACAAATAATTCATGCCCTGCTGCAACAGCTTTTATAAGAGTGCCACCATTTTTATTAACCGTTACAACACCAGTAGAGTTATTTACAATCCTATAACCCATACCAACCGTTAGCGTTGTTGCATCCGGCATCACAACAGTCTGTGTAGTTGCGCCGGTAAAGTACTGGTCATAAGTACTGGTTACGGTTAGTGTTGTTGTACCTGCTGCGGTTGCAGTAGTTGTATAAGTTCCTGCAATATTATTTATTGACGGCTTGGCAAGCGTTACCTGTGTAGATGTCGCAGTTGCTCCTGACGTTCCAGCAAAAGCACCAGCGTTATTGTACTGCATCTGTGTTGTACTTCCGCCAGGAGTACCACCGCCGCCGCTGGCATTTATTGTTATTGTTGTATCATCAACATCGAATGTGACGTTTGTGCCAGCGATAAGGCTTTTTATTAAAAACGTATCTGTGCCAGGGTTAGTTAATAACGTGTCACCCAGTTCTGGGTTTCTGAATGTAGCGCCGACACCTAAATCGGTAACGACCTCTGCAAGCGTTCTCGGAGTAATTGAATTATCTGCGTTCATACGAGGGTAAGTAACTGCCGATGGATTTGTCAGGGTAAAGAAATTTTGCCCGATTGTAGTTCCGCCGAGTGACGTTCTACCTGTACCGGCTACCAAATCTGTTGCGCCGCCATCCCATTTTAATCTGTCTGTATATGCCGTGTTCCAATTGGCTGAATTATCTGTAATCGAAGCAGCCCATGCTGCGCCGGTTGATACCGCAATACCCGCAGAAGGATAAACCATTGAGCCACCCGTTCCTCCAACGCTATCTTTGCTTATTTGATAAAATATGCCGCCACCAGTACTGTCATAAACAAGAACAGTCTTACTTGTCATACTCGGAGCTTGTGGTATTGCTATATGAGAAAATTCATCAGCATCAAATTTTAAGTAAACACCGCTTTCGATTCCTGACGGAGAGTTTGTATTACTAAACCTAACTTTTGAACCAGCAACTTCGTGAGCGAACTTAATCCCGTTATCACCGCTTGACCTAAAATATGCTGCGCTTGGTGAGTATAGATTTGCTTCGCTACCCATATAATACTGTAAACTTTTGCTTGCATCATTTTGATATATAGCGCCGACTCCTGCTCCGTTCCCTGTATTAGTATTTTTTAAAAATATTCGAGAAAACCCTGTATTGCTTTGACTCCCTTCTATTAAATATGAACTACTGCCGCTACTTGTTATAGTTCCCAGCCCTATATTATTTGGAAAATATTTAAAGCCCCCAATACCTTGCGTACTTGTTGTAACGATACCGCCAAATGAAGTGGATGCAGGTTCAAGGTTTAGTGTGCTACCCGATATTGTTGCACCGTTTGCATTAGGAGATGCCCCAATTGCGCCCATTGCAGTAACGCCGCTTGCTGCCACTGCTCCATAACTAAACTCTTTTGATGTTGAATTATAATACACAACATTACTCTCAACCGTGTTCGGGATATAATCAGCGAATATCCTGCCGTTTAATCTTATCCGCTGAGATGCCACTGCACCTTGCAAGGCATAGAATGGAGACTGAGCAGTATCTGCTGCGTAATTCGCACGGGCAATAGAATTTAAAAATATCTGGTCTGAGCCTGTGGTATTATGCGCACCGGCGTTGTATCCAATACCAATATTATTATCACCCGTATTAGTTTGTAGCGACCCTCTTCCTATTGAAGTATTACCCGTTCCACTTCCCGTAAATTGTGATAAATAACCAAGCGAAGTATTAAAGCCAACATGGTCAATGAGTCCTCCTTTAATATTATTAACTTTAAAAAGTAAAGACTCACTGTTTGTAGTTCCAATAAATTGACCAGCAGTTATATTGTTACCAGATAAGCCCCAACCTACTGCCGATGTGCTTGGCGTTAACCACTGACTACCTGTGTAAAATTTAACAGAACTATCCTCAATACTGTAAACAACCAACCCTCGCCCTGGCGCAGTGACCGCAGAGGTGTTTACAACTCTGGGCAACAGTAAGCCCCTTGTTGTACTGTCCTTGCCAACTTCAAGCCATGAATAAGACGGCGCTCTGGTAGTGTTAGGTTTTCCTACACTCATCTGTCCTTGCCAAATCGAGTATCCGTCTCTGTTGATATACTGAGCGCTTAAAAAAAGCGGCAATAAAATCAGGGTTGTTAAAATTATCTTTTTCATATTACGATAGATATAGTACCTGTATGTACTGGTCAATATTTAATGTTGGTGAGTAATAAAATTTACCCAGTGCTGTTTCAAAATGAAATTCACCATCTGCCGGAGGCACAACCGGAGTGCCGCCTTGTGTGCATTTTCTTTCGATACCATCCAGCGACACCTGTAATAATGTTTTATCAATCAGTCCGGCAATTATAAAAGTCATATAGCCCACCTCCTGAGTTTCAGAGCCATCAACTATATAAATCTGCGCCGCTGTCAGTGTTCCGGTTGCTGCGCATAATGCTGTATATACGTATGGCTGTATTGGCGTTTCGGTATGGGTTGTCGGAATCGAGCTGTGATAATGCAGTATATCCAGTATCTCTTGTATGTATGTGTAAACCCCAACAGTATCGCCAGAACAGATTCTGTTTTTTAAATGCTGGTATAATACAGAAGCGTATTCATAATCCGCCTTTGCCCTGTCATACCGCTGGCAGGAGTTTATTAATTCATCGAGACGGTCTTTCAGCGTTTTTAAATACCCAAGCAACTGAGCTGCTGTTGGTGGAGTCCACGCATCTGTTTCAACAACAGTAGTTATCCGGTCTCGTATTGTCAGGTACGCATAGGTGTTTGATGTACATAAAAAATCCGCAACGAGCGTAATCTCATAAGCAGCATCGTAATAATCTCCGAGGTAAGCAAGGTCTAAAACTTGTGCAACTCCATTAACAGTACCGACTGTTCCCACAACAGCACTCCATGCTCTCGAACTGACAAACACTGTGTAGCCAGAGGCGCTGTACGTTGTATCGTCCGAGATGGATAGCTCTGGCACAAACACATCAAAGGACTCGTTTAAATCCGCAGTCGGAGCTGTGTATGAAATTGTGAATATTTTGGTCAGTACTGTTGGTGTATAACTGGGATGGTCAATCGTATATTTTATAATGTACGTTCCTGGCTGTACAAGGCTACCTGTTCCCAGTCGCATTGCAATAGATGCCGGTTGTAGTATGCCGCCAGAGTATTCAATATCTGGAGCTGACCACAGCCCAGTATAAACACCGCCATCCGGCTGGGTGATTTCAAAAATGCCGATAACGTCCACATCTACACCAAGCGGGTAATTATTTGGGTCGGTAATTACCCAGACAGGAACATTTTTATTTCGGATGTCCATTTCGACATCGAAATCTATATAGGCACTTAAATCAGGCATACGTTTCTGTTATAATATTTTAAAAATTATGGTGCTTCGTATCCAGCGTTTCGGGTATCCATAAGCGCAGCAGCAGCAACCTTGTCAATAATTATTTTCACCTTATCGGTTGACGAGGTTACATCAATCACACTGGTATCCAAAAGTGTCAGGTTTAAATGGTACTGGATAATCGAAACGTACTCGTCAGAGATGGTTAAATCCCTTGTGAGATACAGCTCCGTAGTTACGTTCGCAACTTTGGTCGCAGTGAACGCAAATCCGGCTGAAAGCATTATAGACCTTAAAACTGTGTACCAGTACTCGTACTGTGTAGCTGATAAATCTGTTGCCATTGTGTTGCGATTTTATTGTTATAATCCAAAGATATATTTCGTGCCAAAGGGCATAACTGAAAACACGGTATGAAAAGTGCAGAAATAAAAAACCCGCCCTGTGGAAACAGGGCAGGTATCCTATTCAACCGTAACAACAATGTTGCTACTACGGCTAATTATTTTATTTCTTTTTTGCCTCTTCTTTTGGCTCACCCTTTGCAATCTCGGTGTAAACGGCATCGCCCTTTTTATGGGTTTTGATATAATCACACAGCCCCTCAAACGGTTCTAAACCTTCCACTCTGGGAACGATAGCAATGGTTTCGCCACCTTTCGCCCAAACCCATTTACTCTGAGGTGCATCAAAGCGGATTGTACCCTTATCAACGGCACGTTTAATCGTTGCCTTTATGATTTGGTCTTTATCATTTACCGACCTCATAAACGCTTCTGGCTCGGTCTCAGCATACTTCTCAATCTTACCACGCAATACTTCCTCCTTGTCGTTCTCATCCCAGTTACGGGCTGCGGCAAATTCTTTGGCTGCAAGCAGTGTCATGTTCGCTGCAAATGTCATTGCTGCGAGCTTATCACTTCTTTTCTTACGCTCACCAACTGCGGTGCGCTCTTCGTCAATACGCTCGAATAATTCCGGCATTGACTCATCTCTGTTCGGGTTCGATTTGTTTGCATTACAAAGCTCCAGAAAAGCGTACATCTCTTCATCACGTATATTACCTTCCGTTACTCTGAAATATCCGGCATCCTGTTGAGCAGGTATAATGATGTAGCGCACATTTCTCACGCCACCCTCTTTGTCAATTTCGGTAACCAGACCAATATCATGCACCTCGCCGCTGTCGTCAATCTTTACACGGTCAACGCTGCGGATTTTTACACTTGCAGGGAAACGAAATATACCAGGGAGAACAGGGTCTTTAACGGAGTTCAGTAAACGATACTGGGCAGACTCACCCTTCTTCAATTTTGGCTGCTTAAACTCTTTTGGGAAGTCGTTATAAGTGCCGATTTTTTTTAGCATATAAAATTTTTTTGATTGAAATAGGAAAGAGCAGGCTGTCGTAACAACCTGCTCTTAATTTATTTTAAGCCAACACAACTTGTTTAACGAAGTGCTGAACACCGCAGGCTTCCAGTCCTTGCTTTGATTCAAAGTGTACTTTTAATACACTTGCATCATCGGTAGGATTCTCAGCCAGCTTGCCGGTATGAACCTCGCTGTAAATGCCGTTACCCTTGTCATTCAATCCGCCACTCTTCATGGTACGGATTCTTAAACGGTCAACTTTATTACCAGCCATTGTCATGATTTTATCAGCAGGCACGAAGTACATGCTCTTCATGATGTCAGTACCGCCGGTGTAGTTCACGGTCTGCGGATGGTCGAAAATATCCAACACCTTAAGGTTGAATTTGATTCCGCCGAAGTTGAAGCTGTCAACAGTGAAGTCCATGTCTTTACCGTTACTGTTGTAACGCATTGACCACTGCACGTTGGAAGAACCCAGATTTTTCATCAGGATGTCATACTTCATTTTCGGAGCAGAACCAGACCAGCCCCAGTAGTTAGTTGCACCACGCACAGCTTTTATCTGGCTTACCAGGCTCTCGATGTCAGCCAAAATTGGCGTGCCTGGAGTGGTCAGCGTATCACTGATACCGTAAGTGGTAGTGTACTCATCCAGACCCATTGTGGTCTGAATTGGTGAGCTTGCAGCATCCACGATGGATGGTGAAGCATCACTGAATTTGGTTACGCCTTTCCTGCCCATTATCATTGCCAGTGCAATCTGCGAGCGGAAGCTCAGGTAAGAATCCGCAATTGCTTGCGAAGTCCAGTAAGGCTTGCCGTCAGAGCCAACTGTTTCGATTTGTGAAGCCCACTGCACATCAGTTATGATGGCTTGGTCTTTAAAAATCTGAATCAGGTTGCTGTACTGGGTTTGGGAAAACCTTCTCGCTGTGGGAGAACTTGAAGCCTCGCCCTGTGCGTTCGAGAAGAACGCCAGCTTATTCGTATCAGCAGCGGTAAGTACGCCGCCATCAATCGCTTTAATAACCAGTACGTCTGGTGCGGTTGATGTGATACTGTCAACACGTCCTACTTTCCCGTTCGGGAATTTAACAAGCGTATTGATTGTTGCAAAGCCCGATGTGCCTGAGCTTAGTGTAACCGTAATGGTTGCCGAGGCACTGCCTGTTGGCGCTCCATCAATTACACCCAGCACGAACAATGGGTCTTTGGTATATAAATTGTATTCGGGAACAATTGTTGGTACGGTCTGACCCAACTGCTCCATAACATCGAGGAAATCGCTCTCGTTCCAGATGTCAAATACGCCTTTCGCAATTTCTCTTTTATCAAGCAGGTTGATGGCGGAGACGTATCTTTTGGTACTTTGACCTGTGGATGCTGCCATGATTAATTTTTTTAATTGTTATCTATAATTTTTTACTACCCCGTTTTTCAAAAACGCCTGACCAATATCAGTGTAAAAGTCACCAGTGGTTTGCTCATGCGCTGCACCAGGTTCACGTTTAGACGGGTTTTTCAGTTCATCAACAACCGCTTTGTTGCCCAAGCTCTTACCATAATCAATAAGCGCTTTTTCAAATTTCTCAGGGTCTTTTGCGTATTCGCTGACCTTGTAAAATTTATTAAAGTCTGTACCCTTCTCAGTCTCGAAATTTTTCCAGAAAATCGTGTTGTCCTCCGCAGAGGCAATCGAATGTGCTGGGTCGCTCACTTCAAAGTTGAACGTGCTGTCTTTGCTGCCAAGAACAAGTCTCTTGTTTGTCAGCAGCTCTTTTGTAGCCTCGTTCTCCTGTACAACCTTTAACCAGTTTGCCTTTAATTCAGCAAACTCCTTTTCGCTGTTGTCTGGCTTTTCTTCATCCTTCGGCTTTGCAGGTGCAGTAAATTTTCCTTGCTCTTCAATGAATTTTGCCCTGAGCTTTTCGGCTTCCACTTTTAGTTTCAGCTTACCGAGTTTCATCTGGGCATCATCGAAAATTTGGGAATCCAACTTAAACCTGTCAGTGACTTCATCCTGATACAGAATTTCAAACTCTTCATCAGAAAGTTCCTTGTATTCGGCTTTAAGATTACGTCTCATAATCTGCTCGTCCGATAACTTGGTGAAGTCAACCGATTTAGCCTCCAGGTATGGAGTTAAGTCGCCGGTCTCCTTGCGGTATTTTAATAAACCTATTTCAAATTCATCAAGCCCCAACTCTTTGAGGGCTTCTTCCCGATTCACTTTTTTCAACTCCGCTTTCCAGTCTGCCTGCGTTTGCGCTTCGGGGTTTGTTTCAACTTTTTTCTCCGGCTCTGGCTCAGGAGGTGTAGCCTCCTTCTTTTCAGATTCCGGTTTAACCTCTGGCTCTGGCACTTTCTCAGCTTCTGGCTCAGTGGTTGATGCTTTTACCGGCTCTTCTGCCGGTTCATTGGTATTTACTTTTTTAAAATCTTCCGGTTTTAAATCAGCAAACACATCAGTTATAACTTCCTCTTCTGGCATATATAAATTTTAGGTTAAAATAGAATTAGCAAATATTTCATCATAGCTGTTTAGCAATCACAAAAAACACGGTATGAAATATCATTATTGAGCAGCCAGCTCATTCAGCATGGCTTTATCATTTTCCATTTCAGCCTCGTTCATCTCGCCGGATTCTCCAAACCCAGGCATCTGCTCGCCGTTACCTAACCCCAGTTTTTGTTCCTGTAATGAATGTTCATTAAGCATGTCGAGTGTTTTGCCTGCAACCATTTCATCGCCCCTGCTCTGAACAATCAGCTCCTGTATTTTGTAATCCCACTCCTTCTGTAAATTCATCAGCTCCATTTTTAAAGCGTACTCTTTCTCCAGAGTTTTTTGCTTCATCTCTTCCGCTGCCTGAGCGCTCTGTATCTGTATCATACCGTTCTGCTCCTGCATCATTGCAGCTTCCTGTTGTTTCTGATTGCGGCGCTTGTTCACCTTGTACGCAAGTAATTGCTGGGCATGTTTTAAGTTCCAGGTACTTTCTACAATAATGGAATCAGATGGGTCAAGCATGTCGGTAGCCAGATACTGTTCGATATGCTGCATAAGCATCTGACGTTGCTGGTCTGTTGGCTTGTTTTCAATCATGATACCAAACTCAGCTTCTGAGATACCTTTACCGACCTTAATAAACTTAATGGTATTTGTACCGAGAGATTTTATATAACCCTCCACGTTACCACGCAAAACAGTATCCTGTAAACGCAGTATCACCGCTTTCGCCAGTTTAATCAGCATTTGCTTTTCACCGTTCTGGATAAAATACAGGCTGTTGTTTGTGCTTTCATAAGCCATCTCAGCCACCGGAATATTTGTTTTTGGATTCGGTGTACTACCATCAGTAAACTCATTGAGTCCGGTAATATCACGCAGCATCTGGATGTTATTCAGTATCGAGTTCCAGTATTCTGTTACGTCATTACCCATACCGTTCGGCATTTCCTGTATCGCCTTGTAGTTGATATTGCGCTCTGAAATATCTTTACGCCTTGTAACCAGCACACCAGTTTTCTGGAACATATCAATGAGGTCAAGCGGCTTCATCATCGCTCCGCCTTTACCAATCGCCACACTCTCCAGTGCATCCAGGTCAATCTCCCAACCTTTCGGCACTGCCTTGTTCATCGTGTTCTGTAACCTGTACCACGCAATCTGAATCTGGTCAGCAATTGGTATTAACTGCTCCATCATACCCAGCGATGTCATCTCGAAAAAATCAGGAGCGAACGCTTCAAAGCACATAACGGTTTCCATCATGGAGCTTTTGGCACGCTTCATATCAGTACCAAGCCCATAGTTGTATATGTAATCAGTACCAACAATCCACTTCGCAGTGTAATAAACCTTCACCTGCTTTTTTACATACTTCTCCTTGTCTTTTTTAGCATCATTATAATCGGCTGCACCGTAAACCAGGTTATTGTTTTTATTGATTCGTTGCTCACGCACAATGTCGTTATGGCTATAAAAATCAATATCAAGAACCTGGAGCTTTGTGTTATCCCTGCGTTCACCATACGCATATACCTTGCCCCTGCACGACTGCTCCAGTATCTCTTCGTACTGCTCATCTGTAAACTGAGCGCCTGCATCTTCCTTAAGGTCGCTTATGCTCATATCGTACAGCTCACCGCAGTATTGCCGGTCTCTGAAATCACCGTACTTACAATGGTTCATAACAACATTGCGAGGGTCAACCCTTCTGAACCGAACCATACCGTTGCTGTCAATCCAGTCTTTATACAGGCACACCCCATAATCAAATAAATCTTCGAGTATTTGTGTGCGGTAGTAATCAATATCGTTCTGGTAAAATATTAACTGTATGCCCTCTTCTGCTTCAATAGATTTTTGATGCTTATAACCATAAGTCATTTGCATCTCCAGCTCTTCCAAATCCTGCGGCTCACCTGCCTCTGGCATAAGCACTGTCGCTGCTGCCGCTTCCTCCGGCGCTAACTGCATCAATTGCTGGCGCATTACAATCTTTGTCCTTATCTCATTATAATACGCATCCTGTTCAACACGGCTCTGGGCATCAATGGGTGTCGCTACGATATTATATTCAGTTTTCATCAGCTTGCCCAGCGCAATACGTCTGAACTTTGCGACTATCGGCAAGATGCTCCAGTCAATACTGAGCCATGAGAAATCTTTATCCTCGTCCGCTTTTAGCTGCGCCTTATACTTATCAATCGCCTGCCTGCCCATTGCATAGCTTTTAATAATAGAGTAACGTATCCTGTTAGGATAAAACATATTGTGTGATATGCCTCCATGCTGTTCCCAGGCAGCTTTAACGTACTTCATTATCCAGTCCTTGTTCTTCAACTTCGGACTGATAAGATGCGAAGGGAAATTAGTTTTATCTGCCATTGTTATCCGTTTATTACTTTATTCATTCTGAAATAATCTGTGATGTCTGCCAGTTTGCCCGTGTTCTTTTTTACTGTCCGGTAATTATCCGCAACCTCAGTCCAGCCAGCACTCATTGCACGGTCATACTTCTGGGTTTTTTTCAAATCAAACTCCAGCCAGTCCTCAATGAGTTTTATAAAATATACTTTATGGATATTCTTTTCGATGTACTCTTCCGTTAGTTCAGCCAGAGTCTTTTTATTTTCAACAGTAGATGGGATACCAGGCTCTTTATATCCTGGCAGCATTATTAAAAACCACTCATAACCACGCTCTCTGAAATATTTCATTACCCCAGGCTTTTGCGATTCAATTAACGTGTCACAGCCGAAATAAAAACACTGCTTAATCATATCCTCATAGAATATGCTGCTCATTGCTGGTCTGGCACAATACTCTACAACATAAGCGCAGTTGTATGGGTCATCCTCTTTTCCTGGCACATGCTTTTTCTTTACATGCGATGCGGCATTTGAGCGCCTGACCGCATCCTCTGTTACATCATGGTCGTATCCATCAATTGCAGAAGTGTACAGCGCCTTATTCCCTGGCTTAAATTGATTACCCTGTTTAATCACATTGTTCCGGTGAGCCTCGTCATCAAACTGAAATCCCTTACACATAAGCCATTTGCCGTTAGAATTTTTGCGCCACTCAACAGCAGTATCCTTTTCTCCTTTTACCCATTCAAAATTTCCACGCTCAGTAACTCCTTCCATCCAGCTCAATTCATCACGCCTTGCGTTCAGCAGTTCTGGATTATAAATACACTTACTACCGTCAACCCTAAACGCTTCGTCAATACTGAAAGGATTCTTACGTATGATGGATGACAGTGCGTGCGGGTCATTCTTTAAGCCCTCACGCTGATTGGTATAATACTCCTTTGCTTTTTCAACTTCCGGCATCCCGTACTTGTCAAAAAATGTTGTCTCGTATGCAGGCAAAAAGAAACGGTACAATCCGCTTTTGGTTCTGCCGTTCTTATCCCTGTCACTGGGGTCAGATGAATCCCAGATTTTTTTTGCATCCTCTCCACCTGATTCCATCTCTTCAATGGTTGATGTCAGCAACGCTTTGCCACACCACTTACCGTCCTGGTCTAAACAGAAACGCACCACGTTCCAGCGCTCCCAAACACTATCACTGATTGTTTTACCAAACTCATCCATCACATAAGTACCGAGCTTGCTTCCATCATAATGAAACCGTTCAGATGAACCCCAGTCAACCCAGCTTTCAAGCTCTGCCTGACCAAGCATCATCTCGGCTCGTTTACCCTTAATAGTTGTCTGGAAAAACCGCAGCTCACTTGTAGGGGTCGCACCTTTGGAGCTATCGTATATCGGTCTGAAAAAATCTGGCAGTTTTTTAAAGAACGTAATTACCGTTTTCTGGAACACCTGCTTGGCATCCATGCTGGTTTTGCTCTGGATACCGGCATGATGATTTTTCATACTACTGCTTCTGTCCAGTGTAATTGAACCGCTCTTAAATGTTTTACCCTGTCGCCGCCTTTCAATATCAACAAGCCCTCCACACCTGGGGTCATCACAGCAATATTCCCAAACCATAAAAAACTTTCTATCCGTATCCCTGTAATGCGGATACCCGATGTCAAGCACACAAAAGTTTAAGTAGAAAAAATATGATGGAGGTATGTAAGTAGCCTTTCCACGTATCATTACCCACACGCCACAAAGCCGGTACTTCCAGAACGTCTGCCTTACCCGTTCCAGGTCTGGGTCAAAATAATCAGGGTCGTTATGCTGCTGCGCTATTTCTTTTTTTCTCCGTACCACCCAATCTTTTGGTAGCGGTATCCGTTCCCACACCTGGTCAGCAGCCTGTTTTGATTTGCTGATTACCCCAATAAATTCCATCTCGCCGGTTATCCGATTCCTTCCATAGCCCTCTGGAGGTAACTGTACAGTGTACCCTTGAATATCCTCTGAGCTTCCGCCTTTATACGCTTTATACATTTGCGATATTTTCCGGTGTTACCCTTTTAATTTTTGCGACATTTTCCAGTTCCGAGTCTCCCATGTAGAACTTTTTTAAGCAACGCTCAATCCTGTCATTTATAATTTCCAAGTCCTCACTCATCTTTGATTTCATACTTACCGCCGATACCATATCCTTATCTTTCTCTGCCCTGCTTATTGGAGTCATCAACCGCAGGCTGTACTCCCAGAAAGTCTGGAGGTTTGCCTGTATCATTATCCATAACCGGCTATTGCCATACTGCTTTAAATATTCAATCGCCACCTCAGCAAAATCTTCATCATTGCATGTATAAATCGGCAACAGGTATTCATTATCTTTCAATAAATCAAATCCAGCAACCGAAGCTGCTGCCTGTTTACGGACAGTCAAATCATTATTATCCTTCACTAATGGACTGTCAGGGTCATACAGCGCAATGATGTATCGCAGCAGCGCCTCCCATTCGGTTTCTGTTCTTTGTTCTCTGCGACTTATTAAAACTTTTAACTTCGGATATGTCTTAAACAGGCTCTTTACGAGCGGATTGAAGTTGCAGTTTGCAAAGTCACGGTCAGCATATATTGTCATAGTTGAATAGGTACAAAATGTACCAAGACGAAGCTAAACAGGCACAGCATGGGTATAGCAGAAAATGCGGTATGAAATATTAAGGGAATCTATAAAGCAGGCAGTGGGGTTTACTCCTGCTCACGGTTACTCATATACTTTTTTATTGCAGCTTTATTTTCGTTGTAGAATTTTTGGTTTGCCTCGGTTGATAAATCCTCTCCCTCAGAGATGCGCTTAACGAAATCTTTCACGTCATCGGTTACAATGGCATTGGTCGGCGCTTCCTTTTCCTTTTTCGGCTTCATGGCGCTTTCAATCGCTGCTTTATTTTTCTTATAAAACTCCTGGTTCGCCTCGGTTGACAAGTCCTCGCCCTCACTGATACGCTTCACAAAATCCAGCACTTCCGGTGTAACCTCACCTTCTCCCTTTTTACCAATAGGTAACAAGAAAGTATAACCGTACCGCTCATCCATTCTTTTACCCACAATATTTTGCAGTTTTTTATTTATCATCAGCAGGTCAGCATCGGATGCTCCGGCAAGACCCAGCGCCTCAACAGCAAACATCAGTGAGTGTACAGCCCTCTCTTTGTCAGTAACTTTCTTTTTTTCCAACTCCATATCACTCTCCTTGCCACCCTTAACAACATTATCCGTCTTTCCGGTAATTGCTACTTCACCCAGATTCCAGGTTGCTTGCAGGCGCTGTAACGGGATGCCATACATGCCCCAGGCACTGTAATCCTCTTCGCCGTATTTCGCAGGGTCGTATATGTAAAATAACGATGGCGCATAATTGGTATATCCGTTCGCATACTTCTCAGTAGCCGCCAGCCGGTACGCTGCGTTCATGGCTTTATTTGCCCAGGTCTGCGGAGCTGTACCCATGCCGCTGAAAAAGAAATCACTGATAGTGTTGGCTGCTGTCTTTCTGAACTTCGGTGAAACCTTTACTGTTTTACCGCCGATAATTATTTCAATATCCTCTTCCTTTTCCTTTTGCTTTTCATCATCATCGTCATCCCACATTCCAAACATGGCAGCGATACCCTGAGCGCCAGCAGTTGTGAGCTGACCGATAATATAAACCTTTACAGCATTAAACAGCGCAATCTCTGTTACTGTTCCAGCCAGCGATTTCAACGCTTCAACTTTTTGACCGCCATACAACAGTTTCTGCATATCGTTGGTCATGCGCATACGCTGGTTGAGTGCAAAGCTGCTGAACGGCATCAGCATATTTTTAAGGATACCCTTTGAGCCTACCGAATCTTTATAAAACGCAGCCATTGCAGATACATCATTCGGGTTCTGACTCCGGCTCACCATCTGCTCTGCATACGCAGCAGCCTTTTCGTTCGGGTTCTCATGCTCTGTTTTCCAGTCAATTTCTGAAATATCAATATCCTGCTGCTTTAAGCTCTGCATATAATAAGCCAGCCATGATGTACGTGCAACCGACACATCGGATACGGTTAACGCAGCCATTGCAAAGTCCATAAGTTTTTTACTGGTCGAGCCGATTTGTCTGGCTGTTTCCTGTACACTGTTACCAAGTGTACTGCGGTCAATGCTACCGTAATCAACCTCACGGTTAAATCCTGCCTGTGTGCCACCCCGTAAGCCGATATTGTATTTATCGAACAGTGGTATTTTATTGGAAACAAATAACGCCCTTACATACAATCCCATGTCAGCGCCCAGATTAAACAATGTATTCAGTGCAACCGATGGGTACTGTTTTATGGTCTGGGAAACACCACCAAGCGCTATACGCACACCCTTAGCCTGTAAGGAGTTTAAAACAGACGTTGCTGCCTTTTCCCAGGCTTCAACCGGCGGAGTTTTGTTTGACTGCATCACGACAGTCTTACGAACAGCATCCATTAAAATCTTGCGGTTTACCACGCCACCCAGTATGTCGGAGCTTTCGGCGCTCTCGAAAAATAACCTTGCCTGGGCGATGGCTTTCTTCGTGTAAACATCATAGTTGGTTTCATAAAACCTTTGCCCTTGCACCGCATCAAAATCCAAATCAAGCACACTGTTCTGTGGCAACAGCGGTGTTCTTATCCTGGCTTGCTTCGTGCCAGCCATTTTGTTATCAACCTTTTTATTGAAGTATATCTGCTCGAAAATATCACGCTCACTCTTTTCGCTCACGCCGACCTGGGCGTTAAAGCTCTTATACTTTGTTGAGGTGTAATTTACCACGTCCTCGAAAATCTTATTATCATACAGCTCTGCGTTCTCAGCAGTACGCTCGCTGTTCTGTGCGAATTTATTCATCCAGAAACTTACGATAGCCAGATTGCCTATGCTCATTTTTGAAAGCACATCATCGGCACTGTTAGAATTTTCCAGCAGCTCATCGTAAACAGCCTGTACAATCCTGCCCTCTTCCTGTTCACGCTTTATCTCAGAAATCTGCAACCTGTCAGCGGTCTGCTTAATCAAACCCTTGACACGCACAAACTCTGCCTGCTGTGCAGCAGTATCGCCACCAAAATGCTGTATAACGGCAGCGTATATACCCCTGCGGTATCTGTTCTCAGCACTGTCAATATCCAGCCCAAACCCCTTGCGGAGTTTCATGTACTCCTGGAGCGTTTTTTCCTGGAGCGCTTTTGCCTGAGCGTGTCCGTTAAATATTCCGCTGATACCACTGAGCCTTTGTATCTCTGCCGCCAGCTTGGTACTCTTTGCAATAAATTCAACCAACAGGTTCACGCTTGCCAGCCCGTTCAGCACGGCACTCTTGATGCTACCCAGTGTTATACCGCTCCTTCTTTCCTGGCGCAACATCTCTTTATTATCCCGTTGCACTTTTGCCAGAGCCGCAATATTACCGGCATCAACAAAACTGTCATTGGTGATGATATTATTTATAACATCGTTCAGCTTTATGAGCTGCTTCACGTTTAGCTTATCCACGTCAATAGCCAGCAGGTCATTGATAACCTCCAGCGTTTCCGGTGTGGTGGTTATACTGTCGCTCTCATGCCAGTACCGCAGTTGTTCTTTCTGGTAATTCAGTAGCTTCTTTAATGCAGCGAGCTTCATTTCCTTTCTCTCCTGAGCAGCGAGATATTCATCAGCCTTATCAGCATCTGTGTCTGAAAGCGCTTCGATGATTTCATTCATCTCTTCCAGGGTCATGCTGGCTGGGTCAATCACACCAGTCTCAATCAGCTCGCTGTATGTTGCAGCCAGTTTTTCTTTTGCCCTTTGTTCAGCATACGCCTCATGGTCTGCAACGTATTTATCAATACGCTCGTTGCTTACCCGATAAAATTCATTCTGGGTCTGAACCTCTTCCTCGTTAATAACCCTTGCGGTTACTCCCTTTGAGTTTGAAAGTATTGCATCTGCAATACGGATATAATTATCAATAGCTGCGACATCGGACGGATTAATTCTTAGGAACGCTTTAACGGAGGCGATGTTGTTCGCTGCCCGTTGCCAAGCCTTGCCGTTTATTGCACGCTTTATTTTTCCACGCAATGCTTTTGCATCTGCAACTTTCTGGGCGTACTCGGCATCGGCAATAACCTTGCTTGCATAATCAACAAACTTATCCAGCTTAACCGGATTGATACCGACATCAGCAGCCCGTTTAGCCAGCACTGTTGCCTGCTTAACAGACATCCTGCCTCTTCGTACAGCATCATCCAGAAACGCATTTATTTGGGCTGCAAATTCCTTACGGACACCTTCAACAGTTTTAGCCGCCCGTGCCAGGGTTTTGATTTGGTAGTTAAGGTCTTTTTGCTCCTGCGTTTGTACCAGAGGGGTAGCAGGATTCTTGCCGTACTCAGCGTTACTGTCGTACCGTGCGTTTTTAAGAACATCCCGTGCCTGTGATGGTGTTAATTTTTTCTGGTCAACCAGGTCAATGATAAGCGCTTGAACATATTCCATAAAATCAACCAGCGATTTGCCAGCAGCGTTATACTCCGCAGCTTTTTCCTGGAGGCTCGCTTTCATCGTATCCACTTCGCCGGTGGTCATAGGATTGGTTGCACTCCGAGGCTTCTTTTTGCGAGAGAAATCCATGCCGGTAGAACTGTCGCTTTTTTCTCCTCTGTTAGCAAGCGGAATAAATTCATAATGATAATCATACCTCTTCCCTGTTTTATCACCGACAGCCCGTGCCATACCTTTACGCTCAAACGAAGCCCAAAGGTTTTCAGCGGCATCAGACCTTGTTACATCTGAGCGCATTATTTTGCCGTAATCGACATACAGCATATTGCCCAATTTTTCATACGCCATCGTTCCGATACCCAGACCTTGATTCTTTTCTTTTGTTAAAATAAAATCCTTTTTAAAGCCAATTTTTTTCAGCAGCTTTTTTATAGCGACCAACACCACCTCAGCGAACGAAGCGTTGTTATTTACACTGCTGGGATGAAATAAACTTGAAAGACCGATATGAATATCCTCGCCTTTTTTTTCCAGATTGATAAAACCTAACTGGTTATTACCGCTGAATATCCCAAACGAGCTGGAGTTTTTTTCATGGAGCTGACTGACAGATACTGCGTTAACCTGTTTAACAGTTACTTCATCCAGGTTAACATCAATTGTTGTTCCGTCAAACTTCGTAAATTTTACAATCTTATTTTTCTTGCGGGAAAATTCAGCAGGCGATACAGGGTTAACAACTTCATCCAAACTAACTTGGCGTGTTACAGCTTGTTGTTGCATACCACTCCTGCTACCTTCCGATATTTTACCACGCTCTTCCCTAATAGCGAGAAACCCTTTTATACTTGACGATAATTTAACCTCATGCACCTCGACAATATTCTCAATCGGAACTTTACCAAAGACATCAACTTCGCCGTAGATTTCTTTTTCCATCGTTGGCTTATATTCAACGTTTTCACGTTTTATTTTTATAACATAACGAGGTTCTTGAAAAGTTAAATCGTCATACCATGCTGTAAAGCCAAAGGCATAATGTGTTGCCTGAGATGGATTTTGCGCAAAAGAAGTTGTGTTCGCCTGTTTATCTCCTATATTTAATCTGGCATCACTTTTTATGTAGCCATTTTTTATCGCAGCAATAAGTTCAGCTTTAGATAATCCTCTAAATAAATGAGCTTTATCAACCTCTGAATTATTTATCGGTAGCGACCAGTCACGTACATTTTGATACCTGTCGTCAATGATTTTCCCATCTTCACCTACTAACGTATCGTCATACATTTTTATTTTTGGATACTGCTTTAACTCAGCAGCATACTCTTTTGGCGCACCTTCGTATGGAGTATCATACACCCTTACAACCTGAGTATTTTCATTGGGCTTTGGGTAATATTCAAAGTCTATGGTGTGTGAGGTATCCCAGGCTTTGCTCTCGCTAACTGGTACGAATATATAACGCTTTGCTGCGTGCGCAATATTGCGACCAAAGTACGATTGTTCCTCTGTTGCTTTCTGTAACAGCTCTTCTCCTGGCTTTAATAATCTTAAAACAGGATTTTCAGCGTTGCCTCTCTTTCTCTCACTGATTATTTTAATAATCTCGTTTTTGACTTCAACTTCTTTTTTTGCAGCATCTTTCTTTTTAGAAAACTCCATACCATCCTCCACAGATAATACCGCATCCCTGTTTCTAACTGCGTATGCAATTACTCCAGGCATACCTGCATCCTCGCCTTTTATTACATCTGCATTTTTAAGCTCTTCATCAAATTGCCTGCCTGCCTCTTCCGAGTAATTCCACAATAAATCACGCTGCACGGCGTAGTTGTCATCCATGAATATATCACCGATTGTAAAAGTTCCTTGCCCTCCAAAATCTTCCAGCCCTAAATCACGTAGGATGTTATTGTACTTCTCCAGGTCAAGCATGTTATCCAGCGATATGATATATTTCCTGGTAGTGCTTCCGAAAACTTTTGAGTATCTTATGTTCGGTGTAAAATAATTAATACTATTACTCAGGAGTGGGCTGTATTTTGTTGAGCGATAAACTTCAACAGTTTTGCCTGCCGGTTTCGCATCGGTATTTTCACGCTGCTTTAAAACGAGCCTACCGTCTTTTACCTCATACTTATCTATGTTCCGCTGTTTGCTGCGTTCGGTTTTTGATAATTCAAGCACAGGATTTTTTTGCGCCTCCAAAACAGAACTTACAGTTGATGGGTTATCTGATATTAATTTTTGCACCGCCGCATCATTCTGTTTTGTTTCCTCATGCTCACCCATTAAGGCATCAGTTGGTAGTAAACCAACTTTCTGGTCGCTAAATTGTATGCCGTTTGGATACTTGTACTTGCTCCGTATTTCCTCTGCCTCTTGAACCTTGCCGTCACGCTCCAACGCTCTTGCTTTATCCAGTTCAGCGTTTACAACTTTATTATGCTCATTTATAAAATTCACCCACGTATTCTGTCCTCTGGTCTCAGAAGTGAGCGCCCATATAGCAAGCAGCTTATCTTTACTTGAAAGACCAGGCTCTTTTAAAATTGTTGCAACGTGAGTAGCCCATGCTTTTTCTTCACCCCTTGCACCAAACTCCGCTCCGGTTGTTGCATGTGCATAAAAATCATGAACAACTCTCAGTAAATCATTTTGTAATAAATCGTATTGCGCTGTCTCGCCAGCAACCAACTCGCCGATTTCGTATCTACCATCAGCATCTTGCTCACCCGCTTCGTACACTTGCACAGCAGCGCTTTTAAAAGGAGATTTTTCAAGCATTGGGTGTCCGGTATAATCAACACCTACTGACCCAAACGTGCCTGGATTCGTAGCATAAAAAACCATCTGGTTATTATTCTCAATATCCTTACTTACTTCTGTGGAATTTTTATATGGCTCTGCGTACTCTTCCTGCCATACAATACTGCCGTCCTTTAATTTTAAAGGCACTGAATTTGGCTTTACTTTTATTGGGAGTTTTTTATACTGACTCTCGATTGCGTGTACAAGCGAGCGGTAGGCATCATAAATAATCGGAGCTTTATTTATCAGCGGCATATCATCGAACTGTTTGCCAACCTTTGTAAGTTTCGCAATTGTTGCCGGATTTTTAAGTTTTACACTTAAGGGCTTGATTATATCAACCATAAACTGCTGCGCACCTGATAACACAGCAGAAGCCCACGCACCTAACTTTGTTTTTTCGGTTTCACCTGCGAGTCTTTTACGGGTTGCTTCTTGCGGATGAAGGTTGCCGATGGCATCGCCATAAGACGTTGTGCCTCTTTCTCGTCCATCTCTGGAATATCGGATAAGTTTCGTAACCTCAGTCTTGCTCGTTCTAACATTTCCTGCGTTGTCATTTGTTAAGTTGTTTACTTTGTCAATAAAATCATCAGTAATCTGTTTTGCCGTTATTGTATCAGATGGCAAATCTGTGTTATACAAAAGTAAGGTATTTTTCCCAATTACGGTAGCACCAGCAAACCCGTGTTTACTGGCAATTGATGGAAAATCATAGTTACCATCGTTAAACTTAATCAGAGCCGCAATTGTATTATACGAACCGTCCGGTTGTATTTCCAGACCTGGGATATTTTTATCTACATTTTTATTATCCCTGATATGTACCTCATCCTGGTCGAACTCATCAGCTACCTTAGCCAGAGCTGCAAGCACATCGTCATTCGCTTCTTTAAATGTAACGTAAAAAGTAGGCTCTGTATCACCTTTCCAAACACCTGTTGATGGCATGATTTTAAAATCAGCATCAGGGATAATTCGTCTTAACCTTGTTTCCAAATCCTTAGCAATCTTGTTCCTGATTTTACTTGCATTGGCGGTATTTCCATTTTGAATAGCCTGGTCATACAGCCTGTTAAGCTCCTGGTATTTTGGGATGCGTGTACCCGCAAACGGTGTAATACCGATTGTAACTGCATCTTTCTTTTTTGAAAACTCTGGAGCTGACTCAGCGCCCAGCATCCGGTCAAACACTTTTGTTACCTCCGGCGTGAGCTTAACATCAATACTGCTGCCGGTAATCATTTTATAAATTTCGGTCAGCCAGTCCTTCATTTTTTCAAACACACTTTTCAGCGCTTCGGTTGGCGCTTTACCATTGCGTAAGTACCTTTCAAAACCCCTGGCAAATTTCTCTTCGGAGAAACGTGACCACTGATTATCTTTTACCTTCGCCCATTTTTTCACGGTTTCATAATCCTTCGCAAACGACTCGTCCTGCTGCGCCACTGCCTCCAGGAATTTACGCCCAATGTGTCCGCTCATTTCGTGAACTAACGTAGATACATCAGCGCCGTCAAAAATGTGTACAGCAGCCTTGTTATTATTCATAAAATCAACCGCACCTTTCACGTCAGCACCTTCCTGCTGAAACGCAACGATTGGATTGTTCCGGTCAGCTTCGGTGATTTTCGTTTCCAGCCACTCCATGCCGTTATCGTCATAAACCGATTCAATATCAGGTCTCATTTTTTCAAGCGTTCTGCCAAGCTCCTTATATTTATTAACAACAGTTTGTTGACCATCAGTTAATTCCTCTTCAAAATCAGTTTCTGTTGTGCTGGAATCATAATCGTCTGGCTGCTTAAATTCTTCAACACTGCTGCGGCTCGTTACGCCGTACACGGTATCTCCATCCCAATAGGTAGCATCATAGCCACCCATATCCTCAACACCCATATCGCTTGTGCTTGATTCAATATCCTCCTGCACTTTATCCTTAATTTCATCCCAATCAACAACCTCTTCATCTGGATTATTTTCAAGGTATTTATAAGCCCTTTTTATCAGGTAGTAACCTTCACCTGAGCTGCTGCCACTGTCATTATACTTTTCAATTTCCTCTTTTGTTATTGCGTGCTTATCAACGAACTCTTTATCAACTTCGTACTCCAGCTCGCTAAACCTGTAATTAACTTCTTCATTAAGCCAGTCGTAATAATTAAACGTATTTACTTCATCCCTGGGCGCTACTTTAATGTAATCAGAACCGGCATCAACGACAATCATACGTTCCCCGCCATAAGAAATAATATCACCAGGAGACAGCCTTTCACTGTCACCATCAACGATTTCATACGGAGCTTCGTTGTCACCTTCTTTATTTACGTACCCTTCAATGACTGCAAGCGTATAAGGCATTGGGAAACGAGCTGTCTCTGCACCTTCACTGGCAGCATAAGCAATCGCCTCACGCAGTAATCTCAGTTCATGAACTTTTGCCGAGGCGACAAACTGCTTTAGCATAATATCATTTTCACCTTCACCATCCATTTCGGCTATACGCTTATTAACGTACTCCTGTTCTTTTACCTCCAGCAGTTTACGCTCCTTATCATAATTTGCTTTAAAATCATCGTAATATTTTTTTGCCCCATTTAATTCTCCGTCATTTTCCTGAGCAAACTTTGTTGCATCATCAACATTCGCAAACTCTTTGTCTCCGAACTTATTTTGCGATGCTTTCCATTTTTTTGTGTCTGCATCGTAAATAACAGTTACCTTATTATTTTTCATCTCTTGAAACCCACTCACAACAGACTGAACATACGCCCTGCTTCCTGGCTTTAACCCAGGCATATCTGAACTTAACACATTAACCCTTGCCAGCTCTTCCCCGTTACGCATAGCCTTATAACCTGGTTCGCTTACCATAGGCTCAACCGTTATATCCCAATCCTTCATCATTATCTGTACCTGTGCAGAATCGAACGGTAGCCACACCTCCTTATTCATGTACGCATCAATTTCATGCTGAGGTATTTTTTGTTTTAATAATTCCTTTGCATCGTTTTTTTGGAAATAATCACTTTGCATTTCCGGTATGTACATCACACGGGAATCCCTGACAAACCAGGCTCTTATATGACCGAACAACCCCACGTTCACCCGCTGGGAGTCAATGTTATTTTCCCGTTGCGCTATCCACATCTCGACATCACTTCTCTTACCGGCAGTACCCACATAGTTTGGCAGGTTGTCTGCTGTTACACCGGCAGGCATCGCTTTATCAACCGCAGCCCAGGTATTCGTACCTGGAATTTCACGCAGTTCCCATTCAGTTATATTGCCATCATTGCCGGATACAAAATCATTTGAGAAGTGACCTTTTTGTCCATGCTCAATCGGAGCGTTTAATATGATAGTTCTTGCTACACCATAATCCTCATTATCGCCCATATTATCATCACCATACGAAGCGTATGAATGTGTAATAATCCTTTCCAGCTTCATCACCTGCATATCAACATCTGCTCTGAACTCATCGAACGGTATCCGCTTCTGCCCTTTGTATTTTTCAAAACCAAGCACAGTGCTTATCAGTTCTTTTTCAATCTGCTTACCCTTGCCTTTCATCAGGTCAGAGATTGCCTGCGGAGCAACCATTTGCCCTTTCATCTTTTCAAACTGGGGTATATCGAAAACAGCCAGTGTGACACGGGCTACCGGACGTTTAGGTGTACTCGCATCTTGAAATAATGCACCTCCCATATTTTGCAGCGCAGCCAGGTCTCCCTTCTGCACCTTATCAATAAAGGTATCGTAGAAATTATCCTTACCCGTTACACGCTTCCATACACCAGCCATCGCATCCATCAACTGCATCTGGGCATCAATCTCTTTGTCGGTCATTTTCACTTTGGGCGTACCGATACCAAGCGCACGTTTTGCCCGTGCAATGAGAGACTTATCGGCAGTGCGCAACAGACCTTCATCCCTGAGCTTTACAAGCGAGGTTCTGACCTCTTCTCTTTTTGTATTGCTGCGAGCAGGCTTTTCGCTTGTTCTTTGCTGAGAGGCTTGCCCTGTGGTTGTTTGTGTTCGCTGAACAGGCTCGGCTGGTTTTTTACTTTTGGCATCCTTACTTTCATTGTCTGCTTTTTTGGTTTCTTGTTTTTCCTTTGCAGCGGGAGCTGACTCTTTTTTCGACAGCTCCGTGCCGGTCTCCTGAGCTTTTGCTCCGGCTTTTTCTTTCACGCCCAGGTCACCCGCCTTTATCTCTTCACCTGCTTTAAACTTGCCGGTAATGACTTTTGCGAGCTGCTTTAAATCCTTTGCGTTGTCCAGGTTCAGTGATTTGCTGATAGCATAATCCTTTAGCCCAACAGTTTCGAGTACCTGATTTATAAACGCCTTTATTTTTTCAAAATTCGTTTCCTGTATTTTTATATTGCCGTTCGCCACGTTCGCAATAAAATCAGTTATCGCTTCTTTTTTCTGCGTAACAGTTCCGGCGTAATCACGCTTCGCTTCGTTCACAAACGGATGTGCGCCCTCGATACCTGCGAGCTGACCATGCAGTTTATCAATCGTTCCTGGGCTATGCTTCTCCATGAAGTTCAGTATCGGATGGAAGCCCTCATGCAGCATAGTCTCTGCGGTCACCTCATTCATGTTTAAATGCACCTCGCCGTTACTACCCATCCAGAAGCCCTTCGCATCTTTCGCCTCTTTTTTCGCAGCTTCTACTTCCTGCTGTGTGCCTCCAGAATTTACAACCGACTCAACGATTTTATTTTCAAAACCCTCCCTGTCTGTGTGTGTTGTTACCGAAACCTTTTTACCAACGTCACCGCTTACCAGCTTTGATATTGATTGCAGAACCGACTTAACATCGCTCATTACCTTCTTTTGTTGCGGAGCAAACTCACTCATATTGATTTTATCAATATCATCCAGGTTGTCAGCAGTGATGGTAACAGCAGGCACTGGAGTCAGCTCGTTGTTTAACGGACTGGATATATCAAGCTCCTGGGCAAGTTTCTCATCAGTAGTAAACGGATTCATAAACTCATCCACATGAACCGTACCGTTATAGATACCCTCACGGATTTCATCGCTCCGTTTCGCCTCATTGGTATAATGCTTTTTTACAATCTCATCTGTGGTTTGTTCAGCCCTTTGTTTATTTGTTGCAGAGTTTACCGTATGCAGTAAGTACGTTGCGTTCTTTACATCGTTCTTACCGTTTTTATATACCACGCCATCCCTTACCATAGCTGTGTAAGCAGCATTGGCTGTGTTGATGATTTGCATTTTTTCATCAGCCTGCTTCTGGGTGATACTACCGTTAAGAAACAACCTGTTTACCTCCTGGCGATAATCAACCGGACTCCGTGCTACATGATACAGTGAAGTTTTATTTAATGTTGTATTGCGCACATCACTCCTTGCACCCATACCAGCTACAAGCGCACCGTCCACCAGCATGGTTGTGTATGTTTTAAAAGCGCTACCCATGCTTTCATTAAAATCATAATCCTGACCGAGCAGCGCAGATTTGGCAATATCACCTACTACATCAACAACCCATTCCTCCCTTGCCTCCTGCTCATCATTGGCAGCGAATCGCAGCAGGAATTTTTTAAGGTCAGTGCCGAGCAATGTTGATTTTAATTTGCCCATAGCAGCAGCGCTGGTGAGCGTTCCCTTACCCATTGCTTCAACAATATCCTTAACAGCCGGTCTGATTGTTTTCCCAAACGCATTAAGTATTTTTCTGTCATCAAATATCTGTTCGCTCAACCCCTCCATGAGTGACATGGTATGCACATAAGCCAGACGGTTACTTTCGTTTTCGCTTCCAGGCATTAAACGTAACGCATCCTTTTTATTAAGGTCATAAGCTGCACCGTATGATGACAGAAACAGGCTTTTAGTTTCGTTAATATAATCCGCACCTTTACCAACAATACCTTTATTCGCAAAAATATCATCAGCAATACCGGCAGATGCCTTACCAAACTGCCCGTATGCTACATTACTTGTATTGGCAACCGCTTTTGCCGCTCCGAGAGCTTTAAAAACTTTATCAATTCCTTTTGCACTGAGCGCCATTCCAGCAACCTGTCCGGTAACATTACCGAGTCCTGATTTAGTGAGCTGCCACATATTCAGCACATTCGTATTATTCCTCAGCATCTCCAGGCGCTCCACACCATCAGCATTAAGCTCACCGGCTTTTTGCTGTTCTTCCAGCGCCTTAAGCTCTTCGATAAACGGAGTATATTTACCAACTTCTGCATTTTTCCCTGCGCTCTCATTTAAGTTTTCACGCACCCTTGCAGCATCAGTTCTGAAAAGATTTGCGATACTTACAGCGCTTCCGCCCAGAGCCTCCACACCCTTTCTGAAAAAGCCGGAAGTGGGCAGATTCGTTGTAAATGTTCTTGCAGTTTCATCGGGTATAATTGTCTTTTCCAGTATCGCCATTTCAACCGGCGTAAACCCTGACTGCACACCCCACTTACGTAGATTGTCTGCTGTTATATCGCCAATGCCATAAGACACTTCTTCGTTATTATCCTTAAACCTGGCAACACCCAGCCGTGCGAGCAGTTCATCAGCATAAGCCGCACCGTTTTCAATAGCCACGTTATTTTTATCAGCGAGCAGACTGTTTAATAAGCCATCATTACCAGTAGCCCTGGCGTAATCAATCATACTACCGTATCCCTGTAAGCGCAATTGTGCCTGTATTTTTTCATCGCCGGATTTCGACAGCATTTTAAATTTGCTATCCATGTCAGTTTGAACCTGTGCTGTTCCAAACATTGCGCCCCTGCCCCTCCAGGGATTACCTTTATTTAATGAGGATTCAATATCGTCCAGGTTGGCAACAAGCTCAGGATTGGTTTTTAACGCCAGCTCCATCCCCAGTTTTTCACGGGCATCTTTTGTCGTAAGTAACTGCTTTGCTTGGTGAGAATTTATATCTGTAACTCCTTTTGAACGTAAATAATTTTCAACCAGCAGTGGATTTATTATAATTCCCGCTGCCTTGTTCAGCTTCGCTTTTTCAGCAGCGAGCTTATTCATCTCCGTAATTTTTTCTTTGCGGACTTTTAAGACATCAGCATTGCCACCTTCCAGGTTCATACTTTCTGACGAGTACCTGTCAGCGTAAGGTGATAACTCAGCGATTTTTTCAGATAGATTTTTTTGGCGCTGATACAGATAATCGGTCTGCATCTCTGGATTCCTTTTTAACTCTTCTTTTCTTTTTTTCTGCTCTTCAACAGATGGTCTAAACCCCTCTTCAAATATACTCGGCTCTGTTACTGGATTATTCTTTTCGTCATCATCAATCGCTAACTTTCTGGCAACAGCAATCTGGTCACCAGGCATCTCGAAACCGAAACCAATGCGCTGCTCTGGAGTCATCGCTTCCAGTTTCCCAGGCTCGTACTCCTGACCAGTTTTATCTTTAAATGATTGTAGGAAATTTTTCGCACCTGCGTAGTCGTTAAGCGTGCCTACAAGGTTGTTGAACGCAGCATCGCTCTCGATATATCTATCGGTCTTTACTGGCAGTACCGCTTTTGCAATACGCTTATATGTCTCTGGGTCATACTGCCGAACGGTCTGTGCGGTCTTTTCGTCTATCGGCTCGCCGTTAGTGACAGCAGCCTCGAACTGCCGTGTAAGTGTTTTGAGTTGGTTATCCCTGTCTTTTTTTACTTCCGCTATTGCGCTAAACGGACTCCCGTTTTGTGATTGTGACTGGGCTTTGGAACGAGACCTTGTACCCACTGCCCCACCAATTTCGCCACCATCTGCCGATACGGTAGCTCCTTTTTTTTTTACGCCGAGCAGACCTTCAAACTCGTCATAATCCCTGTACCCAAGCTCTGTGTTTGAACTGTCGAAATACGCACGCCTCGCAGCCGAATTACTCATCAGTTGCTTAAACTCATCAAACGATTTAAAGCCGCCGTTTTTTGCGTGACTCTTCCACAGTATTTGCAGTTGCTCTTCGTCCATTATTTTTTATTTTTTTTCTTAGCAGCCTCAGCAGCTTCCCTCGCTAATTCTGCCGGAGTTTTTGGAGCGGTTTTATCTATTACAGTTTTTTTCTGTTTTGAATTTGCAGCACGAACACCACCAGCAATGGTCACCATCGCATCCTCCTTTGAGTACTTTCTGACCTTATCAACTTTATTGCCTGCTACAATAGTGACAACGCCGTTTAAATTATTGCGCTTATACCACTTCGCCTGTACTTCGCCGGTAGTTTCATCGTAAGTAACAATATCTGGAGGTATCGCTTTTTCATCACCAGTCACCGGCTCTGCTAACATATTCCTTTCACGGGGATTTAAACCGACTTCTTTAAGCGGGTCATTTTTAGATTTTTCAAACTTACCTTCCAAAAGTCTAAACAACCCTTCATTATCCTCCGCCGCTTTAGAGCCGCCACCACCTCCGCCGGTAGGTCTTGGTGGAGCAGTCAGCCCAGTATCCCTTGCGGGTTTATTTAATTTCTTCTCCAGGTCGCTGTACATAAACGCACGCCTTGCGATACGTTCTTCATCCTGCTGAGATTCAGTGAACTTCAATTTTTTATTTTTCTTTTCATCCTCCCACTTCTTTTGAAATTCAGCCTGCATCTGAGGTGTGTTTAATAACTTTTCCTCCGTTTCTTTCGGCGCTAAAACTTGTATATCGTAAATAGGCTTACCGTCTTTATCAACACCTTTAAAGGTAAGGTGCGACTCTCCTTTTACACGAACAGACGGCTCTCCATCAATATAACCGTTTTTGTTCGGTTGCCTTGTTTCTTCCGCCCAGAACGGTACATTGATTTCGTAATTGCGTATCCCTCCATTGGGCAACCTTTCCTCACGTTTCTGAACACCACCTGCATCTTGCGATGTCATTTTATCGTAATTATCGGTAGTATTAATATACTTGTGCCGATTCTCTGGTTTCAGCATCTCGGTGATGTAATCTTTACTGATACCAGTATTTGCTTTATTAAAAGTTGTTTCGCCAGTTTTTTCATCGGTCAGCAATGAGTCTGCATCTATCTGGTCACGTAAGTCTTTTAAAAATAAAGTCATATCAATGTTCGGGTCAACTTTCGGAACAATTGTTTTCGCATCACTTTCTTGCTGAATCAACTTTTGCTTATACGGAGTGTAACCCTCCATGTAAGTTGCCATATCTTTTTGTACCTCCGATTGGAATTGGCTTACCGACATCTTGCCCTTACCATATTCATCACCGCTGAATTTTTTTCTTGTAGCCTCCAGCCGTTTAGCGAGCATGGTGTTCGCTTTCTCGGAAGCTGTTACCTTGTTCGGGTCGTTTGGATTTGTTTCAGTTTGCAGGTATTCATTTTTTTTCTGCTGGTCTAACTCATCCTGCTTCGCTTGCGCATCTTTTCTTTCAGCCTTACGCTCTTCCGCACGCTGATTCATTTCGGCTTGCCGCTGCACGGTCTCAGTCAGCTTATCATTGCTGGCAAAATCCAATGGTTCAAACCTTCCCCCGTAATCTTGTAAAACTGGTGATAATGCCATTAACTTAATTTTTTAAACTCAACGTCAATTTTATTGTAATCAACACCCAGATAACCATTAGGCATAATCACTGCTGCGTGCGGAACTTCCTGAGCCATTACGCCCTGGTAACGGTCATCGCTACCCATGTAACAAAACTCGTAAATATTTAAACCGGATGGCGATTTACCAACAGTGTAATAACTGTGCTTTAATCTCTTATCGCTCGATACGCCGTTAACTCCCATATTAGCACCACCACTTCCAAACACTGAGTTCATGCTGCTTGCCATCTGGTTGCCATAGTTACTGATACCCTGCGCTCCAGCCATGCGCATCTTATACTTGGTCATTGCAAAATTCATTTCGTCCTGGAAACGGCGAACCTTATCCTCATGTCCGTATCTGTTTTCTTCCCTGTCTGCGTTTGCAACACGGTCTTTTTGCGTATCCAGAGCGGCATACTTATTTTCATAATCGCCAGCTTCTGCCAGAGCCATATCACCGAATGATTTATCAGCCTGACCCTGAGCCGCAAGCGCAAATGCAGCCGCTTGTGATGGGTCAGATGCGTACCTGTTGGTCGCAGAAATCGTGTTACCAGCGTTGCTATAAATATTACGTTCCTGCTGGGCAGCTCCGGTCATACGGGAGTTAAGCCTGTTAGCGGCAAGCCCAAGCATATCATTTTTATAACCCATCTTTTCATACGCAGGGTCTCTCCCCATTATCTCCTGCATCTCTCTTCTTGACCTGGTGGATGAACGAGCAGCAAAAGCTCCTGCAATCGTTGCAAATACGCCTTGTGTTATTCCGCCAACCATTCCTCCCATTCCCATAGTTGTAAATTTTATAATTACTGAATATCCAAAAGTAGATTGACCACTTTCGATTGTAGCAAAATATCGGGTATGAAATGTTTTCTGAGATACCTAAGCGGATTGTCCGTAACTTTTATTATAACCGAATGTAATCAGTTTAAAGCTGGAAAAATCCTCTGTCAACACCCTGTTATCCCACTCCATATAAATACGAAAAGCGGTATTGCGCATTTTATCTCCTATGTACATAATATCGTTATACGAACCGCTGTATGCAGGGGATAAACGGTCACGCAGAACCGAACCGTAATGAACACCTTCTTTGGTCACAAATCCGTCTGGGAATAATGCAGAGCTTTGTATGTAAGGATATTCACTGCGTATATGCAGGAACGATGGCATAATATTCGCCTCGATTGCAATTGAAATAAGGGTTTTAATATCCAGCGGCTCGGCGTTACACAGCAGCATCAATTTGCTATTAACCTGCGTGTCGTAAAAAGTATTTGTACTGGCTGTATCGTTATGTTTCCAGGCTACACCATTACGGAAGCTGTACAGGTTACTGCCAATGGTTGCGAACATCTCTGTGGTAAACCCGAAAGCGCCCATCCATTTGTCTGCGCCAATCTTATATACAATTGTTTTTGCCTGTCCATCGTAAAAATCATAAGGATAATCAGAGCTGACCCCATCAGAAAAGTCCGTGAAGTCATCCAGGTTTCCTTTCGGGTTGCTCTCCAGCTCCGGTAAGCTCCACATCACTTCTGCATGGTATTTATCTACTATACCAAAAATGAACGGTCTGCCCCCCAGCGCTTCGATTGCAGCGGCGGTCATTGAGCGGAATTTTTCTGAGTACAATCTGGTGAACCGGCGCAGTTTGTAATCACTGATAACATCCAGCCCATTCACACTGTACTGCACAATCGCAGAGTTACGCAAATCCCACCAGAACACACTGCCCCTATGTTCAATTACACTCTCAGGACTTATTGTGCCATGAGAACCTTTTAAAACATTAACAGTACCTATTACCCCTGGTGTTGATGCTATAAACGCATTACTCTGTGAACCCATCATTTGTATTTCACCCAGATACATACTCACGGTTTCATTCTCGCAAATAGCAAGCATTACAATACCTTTCTCGCCCTGCACTTTGTTTGTACGCACCAGCCTCCTGATTGCGCCGTTCTCAGGTGTTAATGTTTTTTTATCCGAAGAATCAAACGTGCTTAATCCGTTTACTCTTGTTCCGATTATTAATCCATTACTGTACTGGATAGCCGTTTTATCCAGCAGCTCTGCGGCAGGGAAATCAAAATTTGCCTCACCCCAGTCTGAGAACCAATCCTGCCAGAACTTTTCATTATTGGACATATACTCATAATCACCATCAGGACTGGTTGCTGGGTTGGTGCGGATAAACGTGTCACCATATAAATTAAAAGCAACGTCATTGTATAGCTTAAATGCTGTGCCAGGGTTATTAATCGTTCCTGCGTTTGTGTAAGTATAAAACGGTTCATTATCCAGTTCTGCGTATGGCGTGTAAATTTCAAAACCAGTTTGAATATAAGGGTTGGTAAAGTTGCCCAAATCCTGCAACTGTACTATCGCATACACTCCCTGCTGGTCAATAACCTTTGCATTAAACGCTGTAAAATCATCGCTGAACAGATTCAACACATCACCTGATTGATACGAGTAGCCCAGACCAGCAGCAGTAAGTGCGCTTATATCAATAGCAAGCCCGTAAGCAATTGCCGAATAAGTATCACTGAAAGTAATAGCGCCGGTGGTTGCATCTTTCATCGCATACTTTAAAGTTTCGGATGCTCCCTGTATAAAAAATCTGGTACGTAGGTTTTTTGTAACCAGTATATCATAAAAATGCGCACCGTCTGGTATTTCTGTGGTGTCTGCGTTTGAAAGGTTCGCTGTAATTACTTTGGTGTAAGGCGTTATATCCCACGCTCTTTCGGGTATCTGTACCCGAAAGGTAGAGTTTGTATAAATATTACCTACCTGCCTTTTGTATTTATCTCTAAATCGGATACCAAACTGGTATAAGCCTCCTGACTTCCAGACAGGATTCTGCCATGTAACATTGGTATCAGTAACCGTTGCAAGCGTTAACGAGGATTTGGTTGGTGAGTTATAGCCAACTAAATTATTGGCTGCAAAAACTCTGTTATCAGCAGCTTCAATCGTTGCAGATTTTCTTGGCACTGCATCGGACGGCTTTATTGAATAAGCATCACCTAACGGTCTGCCAGACTTGTCATTTAAGAAATAATATTGTAATGGAGTGATTGCTGCGTTATGGTCATTAATTTCAGCCAGCTCATCAGCGTTCGCCTTATCCCAGGATTTTATTACATAGAACTGACCGGAGTTGCCGTAACGCACGCACATTTCTACTACCTGAACATCTTGCTCAATAAACTCATCAGTACTCACTGTAACATTCACTGCATCATAGGTATCAGTCTTTAAGTTATAACGAACCAGTAATGATATTGGACTCAGTACCGACTCTTCATAATCTCTGAAAATATATCTGTAAGCAAACTGCCCTGCAAAGTCAGCCGCATTGCTGGCATCTACCGAGATGGTTGCTTTGTTTGCAAGTGGTGCAAGTGCCGGAGGTTTTCTGATAACTGTAATCACAGACTGGTCTAACGGTGAAGTGTACGGCTCAACACTTGTCGAGTAAGCTCCATCGTTAAGTTTAATACCTGCCTCTGTATTTAACCGGCGCAACTCGTTCAGATTATCAGTCCAAAACAACAGGTCACCTATAATAAAAGCACTGTGTATAATATAGTCCTTATCAAATCCAAGCCCATCTGTTACATCGCTATCCAGCATCACAACATAAGTGTCGCCGGTTGCTTCGTCATAAGCGTAAATCGCATGGTCACCGTTACTGTTATAATTGAAATATAAAATCCTGTTCCTGGCTTCATCCGTACACCTACCAATGCAGATGTTTGTTCCAGCAGGTAGCGTATATGGTATCTCGATATTTGAACCAATCGGCTCAATATGACCCACTGAACCGTTATCGGTTGTTCCCCAGCGTATGTTCTCAGCATTGATATACTCGCCCTCTGCGACTACGAAATCGGTGTCGTCAGCATTAAGACCGGCGTTCAGTATTTTCCTGTTCGGTATTGGCATTGATTAATTTTTTATCGTTCCGCTGTAATTCTGTTGCAACACCCTACGCAGGTCTGTCAGGCTGAAACTCATTAAGCGTGAGCGCAATATTTTATGCTCATGGTCGTACTGCGCTTTAGCCATATTTCTGTCGCCTGGAGCGTAAGCCCTGCTATGCTCTTTCATCTGCCAGTTGATATACGCTTCAATGGAAGCCATTGCATAAGGATGTACAGATGTTGCTGCATCAGACTCCATGCCATCAGATATGTAGTCCAGGATTATATCGCCGGTGGCTGAGATGTCGAACTGAATCTCACCTGAGTTTCTTTCCCTGAGAATCTTAAAGCTGTTCGGATTGTTACCACCTCTGAATCCAAACTGCCTGCCTACCGATTCGCCGTTGACGTTGATAGCCTCTTCATATAGCGGCAATGAGTTTTCTGCAAGTGTTGTCGGTGTCGCATAAAGCGCTTTATTGCCATCATCATCGAAATTATTCAGCCGGTTATATCCATCACTCTGGGCAAGCGGTCTTACCATCTGCCCGTTTTCCAAACCTACTTTTATCCAGTCAACATAATCACACGGTAACGGTACAGCGTTATATTCATTAAGGGTCAGTTTTACCGAGCGGTAATTCATCAACGAATCAAAAGACAGCTCACGCAGACAGTCTGCTCCGTACTTAAGGAACTGCATGTAAAAATGTATCGGGTATCCTTTGCGTAAAAGGGTACTCCGTATGATACTGTCGAGTGTGTATAGTTTCATCTTTATTTATTTTCCGCTCCGCTGTCAACCGTTCTGTCCGGTATCCCTTCGGCGCTAAACATTTTAAATACTTCCTGTATCACCGTCCATTGCATATCTGCGCTTATCGGTAACATTTGGTAATCGGTGTACTCGCCAATATCCATTATTACCAGCTTCATCATAACCTCAGTAATTGCCGGAGATGCAGCAGTTAAATCTTCGGTGTAAATAATATCAGTGCCACTCACTTCGTAACCAACTTGGTCGAGTATTGTTGATATTAACTGCTGCTCCTTTATGAACATGAACTGTCCTGGCTGGATGGGTATATACCCACAATGCACATCGTCAGTCTCGCCAATATGGTACACGCCCATGTTCCTTATTAGCTTAACCGGCATGGCTGGCAGAACTGATTTACTCACGTTCTTATAGGTCACCACCGGCACGTTATCATAGGTCGCAAGTACAGCTCCTTCGGGTATGGTCTCACCGTTAGGCAGTGTAATTGAAAAATATTCTACTTTCAGCAATTGGTTTATTACCTGACCGATTGCCATTTTTATTTCAGCACCATGCACCCTACTCGCCACACTGGGGTCACCGCCTTTTAAAAGCCGCTTAACCTGTTCCGCTATTAAGTGTTTTGTTATTATAATTGACATTGCCTATTTTTTTATACGCCCATTTTTTCTTTTGCTTCCATTATTTGAACCAGGTCATTTGCCTGTAAATTGATTCCGATAAAACTCAGCGCCTTTAACATGATTGTATTTACCGATGGGTCATCCCACTCCAGTTGTGTTGAAGTCAATGGGTCATACGTAATAACCCTGCCCGACTGCGTGTATCCAAATACGGGAGCTGCCGGTTTTCTGAGGTAGTACAGCTTACCAACCTGGGCAACCTCTGGAAAGAGCTGTATCTTTTTCTCACTGTTTAAAATACAAACAGGGTCGCTCACGGATACCGGACAAAGCTGGCTCTCCAGCCGCTCAATCAACTCGTCCTCATTCAGCGGCTGCACCGGACGTAATACCACTGTGCCGCCTGCAAGCACTTCGCTGGTGTTTAAAGCAAGCAGGTGAACATAATTTGATGGCAGCGTTATGATGCCTGTTGCATCGGCAGTAAAAGCAGCGATAACTTTGAATGGAGATAAGGAGTCGTTTATTTTCTGGCTCACGCCGTAGCTTATACTCGGCACGTACCGGCTCGGCTGGTACTGTCTCGGATTTCCATACAGCTCCATGAAGTAACTCATTTGCGCCCTGTCCAGCATATCATCTTTTTCCGGCGGTGAGTACCAAGCCTGTTGCTGCTTGTCAATGATGAAATCCATAAACTCATGTACTTTATCTATATCCACGTTATACTACTTTTTTAAGTTTTGCTAATAAATCCCGTTGCCTGATTATGATTTGTTTTTTACCATACAGCTCGTAAACCGCAGCGATTTCCGGTTTGAAATAAACCACATCTCCTGGGCAAACATCCAGTACAGGCTCATGCGTTAGTGGCGTTCCGATATGGCGCAGTATGCCCGTTCCTTTTGCAATGGTCTGCTGGGAGCTTTCCGGCTTAAAAAATATCGAGCCTGCAAACTTTTCTTCTGCCGGTTGTTCAATCTGGTCAATGATAACATTACTACCGATAGGGATTACCTGGTCACCACGCTTCACGCAGAACACCTGGCTATGTTCTACAAACCAGTATTCTTCTCCTTCGTGCCATATCATATTTTTATGATTACCAGAGTCGTCAACATCAAATACAATCGTATAGTCAAAACTCACCTCATCGCCTACCTGTACCTCCAGTATTGCGCCTTTATTTTCAGTCCTGTCGTTAAGGGATAATGGCACAGCGACAACCTTGCCGGTAGTAGTTACATGCTGCTCAGGGTGAAAGCTGGTATCCTGGTACAGCTTTATACCGCTGCTCAGGGTGATTTCATCATTGAATTTTTTGTCAATGGTTACAATCAGTTTATTTACCGGACAAACCATATTATAATCAGTTTATCCAAAGGTATCAGTGTGCGCAGCGGATTGGCAGGAAAACGAGGTATGAAAGTTTATTTGAAGAGTATGGTACTATTTGTACCCGTGTTTTCTGCTATACATAGCAGTGAGTAACGCAATCTTTGCGCAAACCTAAACAACATTATATGCGAGTACCACTTGGTAACAGAGTTATTGTAGAGCCGGACGTAGAGAAAGAAAAAACAGTAGGCGGTATTATTATCCCCAGAACAGCAAACATGGTAACCCGAAGCGGGGTGATTGTTGCGGTATCCAGCTCATGCAAGGATATTAAAAAAGGAGACCGTGTGAATTTTCACAAGAACTCAGGCACGAAAGTCAGCCCAGATGAAGAGGCGTTAATCATGGCAGATGCAGAATTATGGTGGATTGATAAGTAATCAGCGCTTACTTATTTTTATCGCTTTGCCACTTTTAGCTTTTTCAGCAGCTACCTTATTTTGGTTCGACTGTGCAAGGATGAAATTAATCCTTGTTGACTCCAGTATGCCAATTATTTCATGATACGTTAAAGGCGGGTTGCTGTTTTTTGCCTCAACCCTGACTGTGCTGCAATTTTGATGGATGTCAATAATCACTGTTCCACGAAGAACAGTATAATCAGGGATAAGCAGTTTTTGTTTTGGAGGCATGAATCAGAGCTTAATGGTTATGAAATTATTTTAACTGACCCGCAGCCGTTAGTACCCGCTGAATCGCATCTTTGTTTTCTGAGTAATAGATACACTTACCACTCCGCTCGGTTATTACAAGCCCAGCGTTGCGCAGGATTGAAAGGTGCTGCGAACACACGGACTGCTCCAGCCTTAACTGTATATACAGCTCCGTTACTGTTGCCTTGCCTTTCTTTTGCAGAATCGAAAGGATGTTTTGCCGCAGTTTATGCTGCAAAGCTCTCAGTGTAAGGGCTGCATTTTTAACAATGACCGCCTCTTCACCTGTCAGGTATGTACTCATTTTTTACAGTTTATTATATGAATAATATTTTACGTCACAGCCATGATTCCAATATTACAGGGTCATCCTCCGGTGAGCGCATAATCTTTACCATCCAGTTCGGTATATGCGGCAAAATCTCATCGTAAGTATCTACAACGCATAGCGGCGAATCTGCAAACTCGATACCGCCAGCTCCAGCCCATTGCTCTCGCACCACAAACTTATTTGGGTAGTCAGATGGATTTTTATACACCACCAATATTTGCACCTTACCGCTCATTAATTTCTACTTACTTTTTCTTTATTACCCTCATACAGTATCCCGCTGATTTGATTATGCACCACTGCACCCTTGTCAATAAAATCTTTCCACTCCCAGGGCGACTGGTTTACAACTTCAAAAGCACGGTGCAGTTGCTTGTCTTTTGTTTCCGCTAAACATAACAGTACATCTATATCCTTAATAACATCACTTTCCTTTACTCCATTAACCTCCAGCTCTCCGAGTAGTTTTGTAACATCCGTATTAGGTGGTGGCGGCGCTAACATTGCGATAGTAACCGTCAAAAATAACAGTATGCCGTCAGCGCTTTTTTTAGCGGCAACACTTGTTAATATATCAATCGCATCTTGCAGGCTGCCGAATATTTCCATTGGTATTTTTGCAACACCGGCGCTGTACGATGTTTCCTTTTCCGTATCTTTTAATGTGATGAACACAGCAGAGCCGCTCATTCCTTTTTCAACAGACTCCTTCACGTATTCGATTTGCTTCTCAAAAATTTTTTCCAGCGATTCATTTATTTTCATAATAAATTTTTAATTAAACCTGTTACCTTGTTTCATGATGTGGTCTGTTATTTCCTTTTTCTGTTCATCGCCAATCGCCAGCATAGTTAAGTTATTTTTTTTTGCAGCAGCAGTCATTCCTGGCACAGCGCATTTCGCACACAATAAAGTGACACGTTGCATTACGACAAGTATAGCCGCATTGCCAGTTAAACCTTTTACGATTTCGGGCATCTTTTCGATTAACGTGTTAACTGTACTTTTGGATAACCAGATAAGCGCATCGCATTTTTCACACAGCTCTGCCGTTCCTGGCAAATTGTGATGGTTCTGGCTGCACACCACAATAATTTTTTCCTCACTCATAATAAATCAATTTTATAGCCCAGCTCTTCCAGACCTTTGGCTAACTGTTTCAATGTAATATTACCGAACACCTTGCCTCTTGAATTTGGCATACCAAAAACAAAAGTAAATAACGGTTTATTGTCGAGAGACCCGTTTTCTACACAATGAAGTTCGGAGGGTTTTAATTGTACAACAGGCACATCGCTTTCAATACGCATAGGTGACCTGCCCCAGTTTCTTGTCTTAAACTCTTTTGCAAACGCAGTGTTGTTCATAGTAGTAAAATTTAAGTTAGAGGATTAGGTAAATATATAGTATAGTAATGGTAAGCAGGGTATTTTTTACAGCGAAAATTCGCTCGCAGGCAGTATCGTTAATCAGAAACAATCTCATTATGCCGTTGGGTTAAATTGAATAGGTACTACTAAGATACTTATTATACCCAAAAAACAAAATCTTTTTTATATATATGATTTTTTACTATTTTTTGATACGTTTGCAACTTATTCAATTTTTATCTACTTTTAACAAAATTCCTGTTCAATGAAGTCAATACACACACTCGGAGACCTGCTATCTGTTGCAGGCGGTTTTCTTTTTTTTGGCGCATTTGCTTTTGATGGATTCGCAAAAGTGGCGCTCCTGATTTGCGGTGTCTGCTTATTTATTATCGGAATGAATCAGTATGGAAAAGAATAAACTGGCAAAGGCTGCTGTAAGCACGCTGCTTGATGTAATCAAAAAAGATATTCCGGTAACCTGGGATAGATTTACCGAATACAATGGGTACTATAACGTGTATGGCTGGTTGCCACGCAGCGATGGGCAGCGTGACTTCCTGTTGCTCCAGGCATTGTTTACCACCGGCGTAACGCCCGAACTTGAATACGTTACATCATCGGCAAAGTACAGCGCAAAAATCCATGAAATACTTTACGGCGATACAGCATCGCATATCAATTGTAAAAAAGTTAAAGAACTTACCGATGAGTAAAGCATCCGATTTTATTTGCTGCGAAAAGAAATGCAAAAACAAAGCCGTTGCTTTTTTCCCAGTATCTGACCCAGACATACCATCGCATCCTTATTGCAGGAAGTGTCTGGATAAAGTAAAATTCAAACTGCTAATAAAACTAACTGAACTTTTTAAAAAATGAATAATGAGCGAATCTACATTTGAAAAAATCATGCGGCGCACAGGTCGTAAACCAAGTTTTTGCAAATGCGTAAAATGCAAATCACAATGCAGTACGCCATGCCTCGGCACGCCGGAGGATATTCAAAAACTCGTTGATGCGGGATTTAAAGACCGGCTTAAAGCTACTACATGGGCAGCGGGTATTATTATGGAGCTTATTGACGAACCTATAAATATGGTGCAGGCTACTTATGATGAAGAAAAAAAAGCATGTACATTTTTTAACAATGGCTTATGCGAGTTGCACGACCTGGGATTAAAGCCAACCGAAGGAAAGTTATCATACCATACAATTACAAAAGAAAACTACACTCCGCAAAAAGCATTAAGCTGGAACGTAGCAAAGGAGTGGATTGGATTCTTTGATAAAAAATGAAAAATGAATCAGTTAAAAAAACAACAGAAAAAATTTTGGGATTGGTGGAAGTCCAGACGTTTCTACAAAACCCGTGCAATACACAATGTATTTTTCGGCTGGTACGTCCGGCTATGCGGCAGGTGGATTTATAAAAAGTCGAGGCGTATCGGTATAAATACATTTTTTTCATTTATGGTCGCATCAGTAATACCTTCCTTTCTCTGGGCAATATTCCCCTTTATTGATATACGTGCGTACCAAATCATAATTACGTTCCCGATTCTTTTAATAGGCTTCACATGGGTACATTACTGGCTGCACAGGTCTTTTGCACGGCGCAGAAAACAATACCGTGAGCTGCATAAAGAATATACCAAAGCGATGGATACAGCGTACTTCCGTGTGCTTGGCGAAATCATTGAAATTATAACGGTAAAATTAAAAAGTATCCCGTTAAATAAAGAAGAGCAGGAAGGAGCGCTCGATGGTATAGCTGTGTGCAAGGGCAAAAGCCTTAAGGAGCTACAAACAATTTTCTGGGAGTCAAAAGAGTATTTCGCATCAACCACTTCAATCAGCAGGCTCTACTCTCAGGCTTATTTAATGCACCAGGAAATTATACTTACCACAATGATACAATTCGTCATGGTTTTTAAATTAAAAATAATGACCGGCAAAAAAGATATTCTGAAACAAAAAAAGAAACAGGTAAACCCATCACTTAATTAATATCATGGAAACAGT